TGTAGGGGAAACCTTTTGAGCATTCGGAAATCCAGCATTTAATCTGTTTAAAAGCATAGTTCCTACACCTGCTTCAGCCCCTCTAATTAAAGGGCTGGGCTGCGGTTTCGCCCCAGCTATAGGTGCGTTACCCTCTTTCTGATAAAACTCAGGCTGAAAATGACTTTCAGGAAATAATTCTTTAAACTTTTTATCGTAATCTTCTTGTGATTCTTCAGCCATTATTGTTTCTCCTGTTTATAGAAAATGCTAGACTCAGGTATTCTTTTAAGCAGATTATGATAATAGGTCATAATATTCTTATAATCTGGATTTGAGTTACGGAAAAACTTATCTGGTAATTCACGTGGGTGTTTTTCTTGCCAGTCTTCAAACGCTTCTTTTAACTTTCCATTTACTTCATTCTGAAGAATCATTTTTTGCGTTAAACTCATAATGAAACCTGAAGGATCAGTTGACTGAAATCCAGGCTTTGCCATTAATACTGCTTCGGAAGCAGCAATTGATGGACCATAAATATCCTTACCTGCTTTCATTACGTTTTGGTTTAATCGTGCTGCAAGCTGACCAATCTCACGAGCAGTCGCTTGTTTTGCAGGGGGCAAAGATCTTTCTAAATAAGAATTAACGTCTGCGGAAAAACCGCCCCATGGTGTTGATATGCCTGCTTGAGCCAGCTGACCAATACCGCCATACTGATTTAAAAGATCCATAACATCTCTATTTTCGGCAACAAGTTTTGATAAACGTCTAGCATCAACATCTGTCTCGATTACATTTTTACCACTACCTAAATTCTTAAGAGTAGAAGTCATTGCTTCAGAATCTTTCAGCCTAGATTTGAATAACTCGTTTTCTTTTGCTGCTTCGTTTGTTATCCTTGTTTCAGTTTCTTTTTTCTGCGCTGCAATACGTTGATTTTCTGTCATGCCCGCATAAGGATCTGTGCTTGCAACTTGAACACCGCTACTTTGATCAGGCAGTTTTATCTTAGAAGTTAAAGGTTGATATTGGGTCGGGTTGATCGGCTGACCTTTAGGGTCGATAACTTTAATTTCAAAATGATCCCCAGTAGATACCCCCATATTACTTCCAATAGAACCAACCACATCACCTTGTTTAATTTTTTGCCCAACCTGAACAGCAGGATCAACGTGCCCGAATAAAACAGTGTGACCGTCATCACGTCGAATTAAAACTGCTTGCCCATATCCTGAAACAGGACCTGCCTGAATTACTTGACCATCAACTGGAGAAGCAATCGGTTTTCCTTTTGAATTATCAGTCGGCGCAAAATCTATGCCTCCATGCATTTCTTGTTTTCCATTTAACGTCCTAGCCCCAAATGGGCTGGTTGGTGTTAAATTATTTCCAAATAAGTTCGATAATTCAGCAGGAGCAATATTAGAGACAGGTTTCACCTCAGGGGTAGTAGGTATAACAGGCGTTGTTTCTACTGGTTTAGGTTTATACCATATAGGGTATCGTTTATGTTCATTAAAATAGTCTAATGCTTCTTTATCTAATTTTTGCTGTTGTTCTTCTGATAAGCGTTTTTCAGTTTTCTCTTTAATATTTAAATCAGCCACCCCTGTTAAATTCTTAACAAGATTATTTACTGAAGCGCCAATATCTTTATCTTTTGCTTCAAGCACTGGAGCAATATTTGCAAGTTTATACAATTGGCTTGAATTAACATTCCCTGACGATAACACATCCTGTGTTTCGGAGGTATTTTTTGTTCCTAGCACATCTTTTAATATGTTGTAAGCATCAGCCTTATTTTGAAGAGCATACTTTTGCGCAGCAAGACCAGCTCTAATTTGAATTAAAGATGGTTCAAGTTTTTCTTGCTCTTGTTGTTGTCTGCCTAATTCAGCTGCCCCAGAGCCTAATGCTTCGAATGCGGAGCCAGTCTTAGAAGGCTGAGCCAAAGCACCAGCGATAGAAAACCAATTAGGATTATTTCTTTTTTCAAGAGCTTGCATCAACGCATTCGTTGTATCATAATACGTCTGCGCAGCTTCATCATTTCCAAACGAAGTTGTATTTGCAAGAGAGGCTAAAGGTGCGGTTGGTGTATTTGCCATAATATTTCCTTACGTTGTAGATGTATCAGTACCGCTTGTTGCACCATAATCTACCGAAGGTTGCGTGCTTCCAACAGGTAAATCAGGAGGAACATAAATTTGCCCGCCCGATGTATATTGCTCCCCGTTAGGGGCGGTGTAAGTCCCATCCGAGTTTAACACAGAGCCTGAAGGAACACCTGAAGGTAAATTAGAATCAGATACTGGTGTTTGAGTATTTCCTGAACTAGGGTTAGATTTAAAAAGCCCGCTTATATAGCTTGATAAATTACCCAAAGCTCCTGGAGTTGCCGCAATCGGATTTCCGTTTTTATCAACTCCTGCAGCTGTTCCGAATAATTGCGAACCTAAATTTGTATTGCTAACTCCCGCACCGAGAGCAGCCAGCGTAGAAATTTGTTGCAACGGGCTTAAACCAAATTGACCTTGTTGTCCTGGACCTGTTGTAGTTGTCGCAACGCTTGTTGGTATTGTATAACCTCTCAATAACGCTGATTCATTCGTTAATTGCTGCATTGGGAACAGCTGTTGGTTTTGATTAATAGTTTGTTGTTGCCCGCCCAAAGTTGATAATGCATTTACATCGCCCAACCCTAATGTTTGTTGTTGCCCAGCTAGGCTTCCTAATTGCCCCGCAGCTGCAAGTTTATTCGCTTGGTCTTGTTGTAATGCTTGTTGCTGTTGTTGGGTAATCCCTAATTCAGCATTTGCAATTGTTGAACCTAATGCTTGCGCACCCCTTGATGAACCAAATTGCCCGCTACCTACTAAACCAGCCGTAGCTTGTGGGGCTAAATAGTTAGCGATGTTTGACTGACCTAAGTCCCCAATTGCTTGTGCTAAATTTGAACCGCCTACACTTTGCGCTAATTTAATAGCACTATTTAATGTAGGTTGATAATTACCTACGTTTTGTGAAACATCTTGGAATGCTTGATTCTGTAAATCAGTAGCCCCCGCAAATTGTGAACCTTGTGCAGCTTGTTGACCTTGTTGGGCGAGTTTATTTAAGTAATCAGTATAAAATGAAGGCGCAGCTGTTTGAGCTGTTGATACCGTTGAAACATTTGGCAATACAGAGCCTTGTGCGAATGATCCGCTAGACGGGCTTCCTGGAGTCACCCCCGTATTCGGCGCATTTGTATAATTTGAGGTTGGTGTTACGTTAGATGCATATTGTGAGAGCGGATTATTTATCATAGATGTGGGTGTTCCTGTAGCCAACGGTGTTGGTGATACTTGTAAAGCGGTTGGTTGGCTTGATTGCTGAGCTTGTTGTAATGGGGATACACCACCCAATTGTGGATCTGGTGTGCCTGTTGGTAATGAGGTTTGAGGAGTTCCTGCAACAGGATTACCAGATAAATCAAAAAATTGTCCGTTTTGATCAGCCCGACCAACTTCGTTTCCTTGTGCATCATTGTACCTTGGAAACAAACTTGGGCTTCCATAATCAGGTCTTAGTGTCCAACCTGAAGGCAATCCAGTATTTTGCGTAGTTTGGCCTTGCGCTGTTGGTGCAAGTTGTCCAGAAATATCAAGCGCCATAATTTACCTCTTTTCTTTCATTTTAATCCCATCTCTTAAATACTCCAACGGAGATTTCGATTTTGGGGGGATTTTACTTATAGGAGCTGAACGCTTATGCTCCCTAAGAGCAAGGCGCATCTTATCTAAAACGGATGCTCCTTTATCGCTGTTACCCTTACCTAAGGCGGATACAAAACTCGCAGGAAGGACGTATTCTCCGTCAGCGATCATCGCAGGGATTTTTCCACCTTCTGAATGATGCTGTTTATGTGAAATTGAGCTCCTAAAATGCTCTAAAACTTCTTTTCCTGCCTTGCTTGAACCATTACCTAGCTGAGCAACTGCTTCCGCATCTATGACGTAATCTCCATCATTTAGGAGGGCTTTAATATCATCAGATTGCCCATCGCCTTTACCATCAGCGTAATGTCCCGTATGACCTGTGATAAATTCAGGGGTATGAACAGAACCACCCGTCTTTAAAGTGGGTATTGCTGTTGAATCAAAAGTTGTTTCATACATTGCAGGGTTATATGGCGCATTAGATTTTGATGTCTGAATCAGTGGCGATTCTTCTTGGGGAATACCTAACTGCGCTTTTAATTTTGGGTCTAGCTGAGATAGCTGTGGGTAAAGTTGTTTTAATTGCTGAAGCAATTGAGGATTCGTTTGAACCATAGGTATACCTGCTAAAGAAGTTGCTTGTGGGGTTGCATACGGTATTACCGCAGGGGTTGAAGTATTAGCACTAGATAAAGCACCACTACTAGTATTAGAAGGAGTTGATGGAGTAGTTGGGGTAGTTGATGGCTTAGCACCAACAGTAATAACAGGGGCTTTGGTTGTAGTTGTTGTAGGTGTTTCAACAGGAGTATTGCTTGGCGATGTTGGTGCATTTGCATCAACTACAATCGTACCCGCATCGGTTGGTTTAGGCGCATCAACATTAATTGTTCCAACATCGGTTGGATTGGATGGTAAATTACCATTTGTTGAAGCGGTATTATTTGGTGTTGTTGGTAAATTACCAGTTGGGGTTACAACCACATCGCTTGGTACGGTTGGTGGTGCGTTTGCATCAACTACAATATTTCCCACATCGGTTGAATCAGTAGATGGGTCGTAACCAGATATTTCGCTTGCAGTTGCCGAATCCATCCCAGGAGTTTGCATTAATTTATCATATTGTTCTTTTGGTGTTAAATCAGGTGATATTGGCGATGTGGTTGGGTTATCGCTAGGTGAACCCATTGTTACCGAGCCACTTGGTACTAACGGTGTTCCATCATTACTAGCTATCGGTTCATAGGTTGTATTTCCGCTTGTATCAACGGGATTTTGCATAGCAGTAACTAATGCATTATTTATATCATTGTTTGATGGTGTTGAAGGGTTTGTAGCAGCATTAGCACCTGCGGTTAACGCCCCACTTGCTATTGCACCAGCAGCTAAATTAGAAGCATTAATAGGTGCGCCTGTGATGGCGGAATTAGTTAATGCGCCAGTAACGCTTTTAGCAGCTGCGGTTAATGATGGGTCTTGACCATTCATTAATTGCCCAGTTTCAGCTGAAACACCGCCAGTTAATGCCCCTGTTCCAATTGCATTTAAAACATTCCCACCCGTTAAAGCAGCACCAGTTCCCGCACCAGCTGCGCCCGATACTATTCCTGAACCTACAGTGCCTAACCCGCTTGCAAGGTTTCCTGCTACATTACCTACGCCACCAGCTAAAGCACCTGTTAGTATGCCTTGGGGTGTGATTGGTTGTCCTGTAATTACATCTTTAGCAACCGTAGTTAATGCCCCTTTGCCAGCTGCATTTAATGCAGCTTGTTGGGCAGCTGCTTGTTGTGCTGCTGCATCTGCAGCTTGTTGGGCAGCTGCTTGTTGTGCTGCTTGCTGGGCTGCTTCATCTGCAGCTTGTTGGGCTGCTTGTTGTGCTGCTATTTGATCATTTATAGCATTTTCCATTGCTGAAGTGTCACTCGTAAATGATGATGCAGCAAAATCTGGCCCAGTTAATGCGGTATCAGCTGCTGCGTTTCCAGTTATCGATGCCGTAGTAGCATCGGCAGCAACCGCAGTATCCGCAGCAGATGCGGTAGCAGCAGCTGCATCAACAGCTTCTGGTATTGTAGCTGCAGCATCGGAAGCAGCTGCCGTAGCATCAGCAGCGGAAGCTGCTTCACCAGTAGTAATAGCTGCATCCGTTGCAGCTGCAGCACCATCTATGCTTCCTTCAACCGCTAAAGAAGCACCATCGGTTACAACTGCAGCAGCCACCGTAGCTACTGCTGCAACAACTCCCATAACGCCACCTTTACCTCCACCGCCACCCCCTCCGCCTCCGTAAATATAACCAAAACCGCCGTCTTTTTTACGAGTGGCTGAATCACCTAAAGGCTCGCCTAATGCATAAAGTTCACGCCTAGAATAGTAGTGTTTCATAATCTAATCATCCAATTGTAATCTGGCATATCGGGACGACCAAAATTTTCACCTTCATGTTTAGCTAAATTTTTTAATAAAGTAATAATTTGTGGATTACTAGCTGCACCATAAATGGCTTGAATTTTAAGTTTTTTAATTTTACTAAAAATTTTCAACATAGATTTTGCTAATGTTAAAGGTTTATCAAGCGATGCTAAATGTACTTCATATACATGCGGTCTTAGTGCAATTAACAATAGAACGGTATCCCCAGAAGTTAAAATAAAACCCATTTTATTTTGTATTACATGATTTACGGTTAGCAATGCAACCTTTGGATTCCAGCCATTTTTTATTGCATCTTGTTTAATGATTTCACTTGGTTTCATATTAATAATTCGCATTTCCGCTAATAACATTCATCGTGCCTACTAAGTGCGATGCCCAATCTTGCCATGTTTCAAACCCACGATGGTCGGCAACCCCGTTTTGTACAAAGTATCCAATACCGTTCATGCCATCAACCCAATCACGCCATTTATCTTCGGTAATTGTTCCTAATTGATTACTAGCAAACAATTCAGCCATAAGGCTGCACCAATAATCCCAATTCATGTTGCGAGGGTCGTAAGTTATCATGGATTACCCGTTCCACGAACATCGCCTACATCCGCACTTACTAATATTCTACCCATTTGATATGTGCCATTATAAGTATTGCTTTCAAACCGCATCCGTAATTCACGGTATTGTTCCTTCATATCAATCTTTAAAGTTGTTGGGCTAAACGTATAGGGTGATAACTGGCTAGTAACATCTTGATCATCAGCATATCCTTTACCCTTAATATATAAATTCATATTGCCGTTTTGAATAAAATCAGGTTCAACCCGTTCAACACGAATCCATACATTGTCCCCTTGCAACTGTGGATTTCCAGGTCCACCGCCCACCCAACCTAACGAATTTGTTTCAAAATATGATTGAATTGCATCAACATTGGTTAAATATACTTGGTCAACGCCAATTTCATGTTGCCACAAGGTATATGCTTGGTTTAATGTAAAGAAAATGGTTAATCCAGAACCCGTAGATGGAGATCTAGCCGTTGTGGTTAATGTTCCCGTAAATGAAGAAGAATAATTACCACCTTGAATAATATTTAAAGCCGTTACAACACCAGTGCTTACACTAGCTACGGATAATAATGCTGGTGAACCCGTACCACCATTTACTTGAATAACATCGCCTACTTGATAACTTGTTCCGCCATTTACAACGCCAACGGAATTCATAAAATACCCTGTAGAAATGTTATCAGCCCAAATAGGGTATCGAAACACTTCGGAAAACACTCCAGCACTACGGTTTGCACCAATAGCAAATCCCGCATCATACCAAGTTTTTTCCCGCACATTATAAATAATTGCATTATTACATTCGGTCGAATTCCCCGATGGATAAAACCACCAAATTTCCCCAAAGCGAGGAACTTTTGTTACCCATACTTTTTGGCGTTGTGCGTAATTTAAATTATCAAAGAAATAGTTTTGATTTGTATCATTTTGTATTTCTTGCACAACGCCGTTGTACATTAAGAATCTATCTACACCGCACCAATAGAAAATTCCATCATATTCAATTACACATTGCGATGACATTATCGATGTTTGTGTACTTATAATATCGTAGCGCCAATAAATTGTTGATGTGCCCACCGTTTGTGGCGCATAGGTAACACGGGTTAGTTGGTCGGTACTCCAAAATAAACCAGCGGGTGATGTTGTACCGCCCCGTAACGGCATACCCTTTATAACTTTTGTACCAGATACATTATTTGCGTTGGAATCCGCCCCAACCCAATTATTAAGATTTCCAGCACTATTGTTTTGAATTAATCCATTATTACCATAAACAAAGGTATAGGGATACAAAATAACCACACCACCCGATACGCTAATATTATTATCATAGGTTAGGGTTTGTGTAGATGTAGAAGTGGCTGCTTGTGAAAGCGTTACCGTAGTTGTACCGCCAGCCGTTGATACCGCCGTAATCGTTGTATTAGCGGGTATTCCCGTGCCACTAATGGATTGCCCCGTTGCAATTAATAAGTTAGCTGGTGTAACCGTAGCGGTTGTTGTGCTATTTAATACGGTAGATGCGGTAAATATACCAAGTTTAGTCATACCGCCATAAGGGAATTGCCCAACCATTACGGGTGTATTAACGGTACTACTAATATCGTTTAGGTTTTGCCCTGGATGCCCTAGTACCGTTAATGCGCCACTTCCACCGCTATCATAAACAACATCCCATTGCCATAAGTTGTTTGCATTAGAACTAAAAGCGCTAGACATTGTTACCGTTGTTGGACCTGAACCTACGCCATTGGTATTGTTTGTTTGCCATACATACACGCCATCGCTTTGCCCAGAATACACATAATTAATACCGTTCTGGGATTGCATAATCATGCCACGGCTTATCCCTGTAGCATTTTGGAATAATCCGTTATACCCACCAATTTTACGGGGCAAACCACGTTGAAACCGCACCCACAACCCATCTACATATTTTAGGGATGAAAATTGTGTGCCATCACGTTGAATGCCTGCCTGAATAGTTAGGGATATAACCTTAGCTGTCAAAATCCACCCCCTGCTATTCCACCTAAAGCATAGAAATAGGTTGATGAAAAATAAGCTACTTCGGCATTACCTACTACTACGCCTAATTGCCCCGATGCGGGTAAATATAATCCAGTATTCGCATCACCAACAAACTTTAAAGATGGTACTGATGTTGAACCATTACCTAGTGTTAGGGACGTAATACTTGATGATGAACCAGATGCTGCGTTATATACGTTTGTACCATCGCAAATTAAAATTAACGATGTGTTTTGCGATATTGTTACAGTAGCACCGCCACCCACGGATGTTTTTACAGTAAAAGTATATGAACCCGTTGTATTATTGGTGATTGCGTATAGTTGTACGGTTGATGGCACAACAACAATTTGATTGCTAGTTAATGTTCCCGTATAAATTTGTATAGTATTTGCAGCTTGTGCGCTAGATAGGGTTAATGTACCACCCGTTACCGATAGAGCTAATTCCGTATAAGCAAATTGATTTGAACGCCCATATGCATATGAATACCAGCCACCCGAACCAAATGAAATTAATACAATCGATTCGGTAAGTTGCAATTGTTGATTAGAATTACCATCAATCGTATCCGCACCATTCGGTGCTAAGGTTAATATTCCCGTACCATCGTTTTTAAAGATAGTAAACCAACCCATACCTACGCTTGATGCGGATGGTAGGTTTAATGTTCCAGCACCACCCGTCCAAACATTAATTTGCGCACGATTTGATGATGGAATCGTTGCTGTAGCACTATATGTTTGTACGGTTGTTTGTTGGTTAAGGGTAGCACCAATTGCCGTTAAACCATATCCAGCAAGGGTTGCTGCATTTGCAGCCGATGTTCCTGCACCAAACGTAACCGTATTCCATGTTCCAGGAATTGTTGTGTTATCGATTACATAAATGTAATAAGCCACCCCCGCAGTAGCGGATACAATCGTTGTGCTTGGTGGCGATGTAACGCTATTATTTGATGCAACCGTAAATGTATTTGAACCCGTATTACGGATAATCATTGCCTGCCCTGTTGATACTTGGGTAGCGGGTGGCATATAAAGGGTTAATCCACCCGTTGTTGCCGATACTTCAATAATATTAGCGGTAACTTGGTTTTGATTATTACCGTTGATTGACCATTGAAGCGTTGTATTGGCGCTTAACGTAATTGATTCATATGATACTGGGCTAGGGGAAACTGTTTGCCCAGTAAAAGGCGATGTATAAGTAGGGTTAGATGTAGTCATAATTAGCTTTCAATAGCAATCGCTTGTCTATCGGCAAGGCGTAATTGGTCTTCTTGTTTAAGGGTTTGCATCGCTTCTTGATATTTTTGTTGAAATATTTGGCGTTGGTCGTTTTTAACAAATAAGATAGCTTGCAACAAAGTTCCAAATAGCATCGCATTTGGCGCATTAATCGTTATCCAATTGGTTTGATTATCATTGGATAGCGGTGCTAATCGTTCGTAATACAATACTTCAAATGTATAGTTCTGGTCTGGTGTTGGGGCAACAATCCAATTATCATAGTTGTAATCGGCATAATATAGGGGTGTGCCTGTAGTTGTAGAACTTGGACTATATTGCCTTAAATATTCATATTTACGCAAGAAAACTGGTTGTATTTGCCCATTATTGGTTAAATTCATACTAACCGTTTTACGCCAACGTGCGGGCTTTGGAATTACAGGGTTAGATGCGGTCATCGTAGATTCAGCTACCTGCATTTGCCCTAGTGTTTTAATTTGTTGGGCAATTTCAAATTCCGCCAACATAATGAATTCAGGTATTTGATTTGTTACAGCGCTATCATTGCGTTCAAGGTATTGCTGAACGTCTAAAATCAGCGAATTATAGGTCATCGCCGATGCGTTGGTATTAGATGGGGTAGTTTGAGCTGCCATAATTTATCCTTAAATATGCCAACCGTTTATCCCAAACGATTTTCGTTATTTTAAACCTTTTTTGCTTATGCAAGCATACTTTCTGCACTTGTTTTTACTTCTGCTACACGATTTAACCAACCTTTGCCAAAAGTTTCAAACGTAGGAAATGATTTATAAAAGTTTTGTTTTTCTACACTAAAGTTTTCCAATATAGAACGTGGATTTGTTTTATTAATGGCTTCTATTGTTCCGTTTCCAATAATCCCATCGGCAACCACGCCAACAGCTTCTTGAATTAACTTAGCAGCTCGACCAACACCCATATTAACTGAAGCATCAAAAACTGCATAATCAATACCAGCTGGTAAATCATCACAACGGCACTTATCCCAATAGTTTTGTTTATAAAGATTGTACACATCAACATCTGGAATAGCCTTTAATTCATCTTTTGTAATATGCGGATTACGTTTCCACGCACGATATACTTCTAGGGTAATACCTTTCATCGTAGCACCACCTGGGTCGCTTGGATTATCCGACCACCCGCCTTCGCTTTTTAATACATTTTGCAATGATGTAAAATAATTATCTTTCATGTTGTAGGTGTACTTTGATGTAATAGTTCATCTTTCTTTTGACTACCCGCCGATGAACCAAAGTAAAAAGAAATAATACCAACCCACGCCGTAGATAATGAACCAAGCATAATCATTAATTCATCAGACTTTGTTGCATAGCCCATCATCAAAGCAAATAAAATTCCAAAAAATCCAGCTGTAATTAAAATGGAAAGTAATGGTGGAATCCATGAATGCGTTGCTGTTTGCATATCCCTTGCGGATTTACGGTCATCTACCGCAAGTTTTTCAAAATCTAAACCTAATTCTTGAGCCCTTGCTTGCAATTGAACTTCGGCTTGTTTAAGGTTCGCTAATTGTTCTGCTGTTAATTTACCAGATTCAATCGTTGATTGAACATCTTTTTCATCAATACCAAGCGCTTTAGATACTGCAGTAACCGCCAGCCCCGCTAGTGGTCCACCTAATGCCGTAGCTATACTTGGTGCTATTTGTGCTAACCAATCCATATCAATCCTTTAACAAAATAATTAACATCATACAAACAAGTGCAAATATCGTCCACCATTTGAATATATTATCATCCACGAACAATATCCTTTTTTGTTCTTTCTTCCGTAATCGTTCTTGTTATTACAAACCGTTTGGGTTTTGGTTTTAACAAGTGAATTTCATACCATAAATAAACAATATACGACCATAAAACTAATTCAATTAAAAATACACATAACCAATATTTTGCCCAATTCATACAAGCCTAAAATAAAACAGCAATGTTGTAATAATGAAAGCTACGAAAAAACACCAAAATTGTACACGCCTTACATCACTTAGCTTATGCCCATAATATTTTTTGTTTTCTTTATGTTCACGTTCTACAACAGCTTTTAATTCAACTACTTTAGCCCATTCTTTTGCGCCATACTTCTTTTTAAAATTAGCTTCTGCCTTATTTTCGGCATCAATTATTTCACGTTGCGTTTCATATTCATTTATTGCTTTAAATATGATTGAATTACTATAAGATTCTTCTTGCGAATCTTTAATTTTCTTGTTGTGTAGTTGCTCCTTTGCAACTTCTAAACCATCATGCTGTATATCTTCAATACTTTTTGTAAGGCTTTTTCCAGCTTGCCTTGCACTATTTAATCCTTCGCTTAAAGATTTTGCTCCTTCAGCAATTGGGTTAATATCAGGCATTTCATTTGATTAAATTCTTTACAAATTCAACCAAAAAATCTTTACCAAAGAAAACAGAAGCAATTACCGCATACAACAAATATTCAATACGTTCCATGCGTTTTGTACCTTTTTCAAAAGATTCCAAAATAGCGTTATACCGTTCTTCACAAACGGCTTCATGTACTGATAATCGCTTATCTGTATCGGCGATAATTGCATCCATATCCATTATTGCGCAGGAGCTTCAGGTGTAGAAGGTGTTGTTTCAACTGTAGGCGGTGCTACAACCGCAGGAGTTTCATCAACCTTTACACGGGTAATATCCCCGTGGTCAGTGTTGTATCCAAGTGCTGATTCAACTTGATGAACAATCTTTTCTGCAGTTTCTTCAATTTTCTTCAGTAAGTCCATAAACACTCCTTATTGGGTTGTGGTTGGTGGATTTGTATCTAATATTTCTTGCTGTACAGGAGTTGCACCTTGCTCACCTGCTTGTTTTTGAATCTCATTAATTAATCCCGCAACTTCAACAAAAGGTCTAGAACCAAGATACTGAAGAATGCCGTTAATTAAATCAGTTGTTAATGCTATTTTTTCCATTTTTTAATATCCTAAAAAATTGCCACCAAAAAGGGCTGATGGCTTACCCTAAAATTAAGACTGAACCCAAGGCAACGGTGGCTGTGTTACTGTTGGATTAATTAAATTGTTTAAATTAGTGTTTACAGCAGCTTCAGTAGCTTCTTGATTAATGCCGTTTGACCAACACCATCCAACAACTTGTGATTGCGTTAATTGAGAATATGGCGTAAATGAACCACCTTCTGCTGGCTCAGGGAATGTACAAGTTCCATATACGCTGTTTGTAAATTCTACTGGTGGAGTTGCTGTATTTGATTCTGTACCTGTGCATCTCCAGCCTGCTGTTAATACTACTTCTGAATGACCATTAATGGTTTGTGTAGATGCGTCCATCCAATCAATAGTCCAGTTAATTGTTGCTGACATATTAAACTCCTATCTTTGTATAATTACCATGATATTTATTACGAGCTTCAATGGCAACAAGCTCGGCTAATTCTAAATCTTTAAAATAACCTATGTTTTTAGATTGTTTATCAACAGATAATCGAACAGTCCATGACTTACTTTTTTTATGCCAAGATACACCTTTTGTTCTTGATGTATTGTTTTTTGCTAAACATTTATTTAATTGATTTTGACTACGAGTAACTTCACGCAAGTTTTCTAATCTATTGTCTTTTCTATCACCATTAATATGGTCTATTTCTTTAGGAAAATAACCATAAACATATAACCAAATTAACCTATGTGCTTTGTGTTGCTTTCCCATAAATGTAATATGACGATAACCTGTAGGATGAATAAAACCAGCTTTTTGACCTATTAATTTTGATTGATTTAGATGAACAACATTTTTCCAATAAAGACAATCATCTTTAAATTCAAAATAATGTTTAACAGTTTCTTGAGTAATGTTCATATTAAAATTTTATATTTAGCAAAGTTTTACAGCACAAAGTGTAACTGTTGATGCAGTAAATCCACTTGTTTGTTGATATGTAATAGTTCCATTAGTTGAATTATTTGCAGATGTTATTGACGACCAAGTAAAGTTTTTTGTAGACATAGATTGAATATCTGCTTTTCCAGTTGAACCATCATAATAAATAGTTACCATAGCCATACCGCCAATAACAACAGAACCACTAATATTTGAATTTGCAGTTACTAAATAAGTACCAGTAGTAGCTCCAGCAAGAACAGTATTTGTTGTATTTGTTGCAGTTGCTACTGAAGAATTTGATGCTGTTGATTTAAAAATATTACCAGCAACAACTAATTGATTTGAACCACTTGGTGAACTTGTAGTTCCTAAAAGCAAGTTTCCTGAGTTGTCTAATGTGAGTGCTTGGGTAAATGTTATAGCGTTTCCTGCTGTTCCTGATGGTGCTATAAACCACTGATGACTACCACCAGCATTATTCATAATATATCGTGTTGCATAACTACTTGTGAGATATATTGGACTAAATGAAGTATTAAGATAGAAATTATCATTTAATGATGTATAAGTTGCGGCAGAAGCAATAGAACCTGTAGAATTTATTTGTAGTGCTTTATATCCACTTGCCCATGCACTAGGAGTAACTCCAAGTCCTAGATTGCCTGATGAATCAAGCGTCATTGATGCAGAGCCACCATTATTGACAATCCATTGATGACCTGCACCAGTTGCAGACCAATACGCTAAATCATCGCTTGTTCCTGAAATAATTGCAGAATAAGAACCAATTAAATTTTTCTGTACGCTTGCTTTATCAAAACGAATATATGGACCATATCCTGAAGTCCCTAAAGAATTAATCCTAAATGTTGTTTGTGCCGTTCCTGCACCTAAATCTAATGGATAACTAGGACTACTTGTACCTATTCCTAGATAGCCAGCAGATGTAAACCTAGCAACTTCTGTACTAGCAGTATTTATACTTATATATGATGAACTACCACCTTTAATTATTACTTGTTGTGCTCCTGTACCATCACCACGCAATTGCAAAGCACCAGCAGCATTTCCATTTAAATAAACAGAATTGTTTGACGCATAATTGGATAAAGTACCATCTACGTTATATAAAGTAGTGTTATATGATTGCGTAATGCCATTAACAGTTAATCCACTTGTTGAAGAATAACTCAATGTACTTGCAGAACTAAACGCACTTGTGCCATTTCCATAAGGAATATATCCTGATGTTAATGTTGTTAATCCTGTGCCACCATAAGCAACACCAAGAGCATTAGTTAAATTAAGTGTATTAGCCGTTAAAGTTGTTCCGTTAAAAGTAAGATTAGAACTATCTTGTAATAATCCACTTGTACCAGCGTAAGTTACTCGACCACTTGTAAGTCCTGAGTCGGTAATAGAGCTAAATGTTCCTGAGCCAATGTTAATGCTGTTTACCCATTGAGGTGCTGTTCCTGAAGATGACAGTATGTAGTTTGCTGTACCAATAGCAAGTTTAGATAAGGCTGTACCTGACGCATAGTAAGGTAAGTCTCCTGCTGTGTAGCTCGATAAACCTGTTCCGCCATTGCTTGTTATCAATGTGCCTGCAACGGTAATTGCACCTGTGGTTGCGGTATTAGGTGTTAAGCCTGTTGTGCCGAAGCTAATAGATGATACGTTGATATTGCCTGCTTTAGATGCCAATACTTGAACATTACCTGACGCATCTTTATAAAACAATTTTCCATCAAAATAGTTAAGCGCAAGCTCTGCACCTGTAGATGTAGAAGTTAAATTTGCAGCACTAGGCGTATTGCCTGTCGTGCCACTTGCATAGATTAAAATTGGTGTGTACCCACTCTGCGACATATCTAACTCCTTTTGTTTAATTATATAACTATTCTATTAAAATCCACCGCCAGAAATACCAGATGTTGCATTTAACGTAGTAAATTTCCCGCTGCTTGTAGTTGTATTTCCGATTGGTGTTCCATCAATACTTCCTCCAGTAATTGCTACACTATTTGCGTTTTGCGTGGACATTGTTCCTAGCCCACTTACCTGTGTATTTGTTATTGCAATAGATGTGCTACTTGCAGCAGTTAATTGCCCTTGCGCATTTACCGTAAATGTTGCAACACTACTTGCCGAACCATATGAACCTGCAGTTACCGTTGTGCTTGCAATCGCAATTGTTACCGCCGAAGCACCCGTATAACTTGTCCCGCTTAACCCCGTACCGATTGTTAAAGCGAAAGGGTTTGCAGCTGTTATAGTTCCATTTCCGCCTAATGATATAGAAGTACTATTGACTGTAATACTTGAATTAGCCAATTGTGCATTTGTAATCGTTCCACTTAAAGAAGTTGTAGGAATCGTTGTAGATGCTGTAACCGCACTTGTGCCATTAGCATACATATAACCAGTCAAACCTGTAACGGTCAAACTTGTAAATGCTTCCGATGAACTACCATTAATCTTTTCCCAAGCACTTGTTGTGCCATTAAAAATAGCCCAATCACCTACCGACCATAAAGAAATACCATTTAAAGTTGTTGTTCCTGCGGTTGATACAACATAATAATTATTATTCGTACCTACACTAGATGTTAAAGTTGGGCTATTTGTAGATGCATTCCATGTGCCTTGATATGCGGGTGAATTTAATGCATTTGTCGTAATAGATGTAATTTGACCCTGTGCATTCACCGTAACAGACGGTATTGCCGAAGCCGAGCCATATGTTCCTGCATTTACGCCTGTATTTGATATAGCAATCGTTACTGCTGATGACCCATTAAAAGATGTTCCGCTTAAACCTGTACCTATAGTTAAAGCATTTGGTGTATTAGCCGTAATTGTTCCGCTACCGCCTAAAGATATTGATGTGCTATTTACTGTGATGCTTGAATTAGCAAGATTGGCATTTGTAATTCCAGCCGTTCCACTTAAATTGCTATTCGTTAATCCAGAAATTGTATTTGAAGCAGCTGCAATTGTTTTATTTGTTAGTGTATCGGTTGTTGCACGCCCTACCAAAGTATCTGTAGATGTTGGCAATGTTAGCGTGCCTGTATTGCTAATTGTGCTGATTATAGGGTTTGTCAGCGTTTTGTTTGTTAAAGTTTGCGTACCTGTTAACGTGACTACGGTTGAATCAATTGCAATCGTTACTGGCGAAGAACCGTTAAAACTTGTGCCTGATAATCCCGTTCCTATTGTCAACGCATTAGGAGTATTCGCTGTAATGGTTGCACTACCACCTAGTGATATGCTTGTGCTATTAATAGTGATAGAACTATTTTGTAATTGTGAATTGGTTACATTAGATAATGCCCCACCCAACACAATATTTCCACTAGTTGTTACCGTTCCCGTAAGCGTAATACCGTTTACAGAACCCGTACCCGATACCGAAGTTACCGTTCCAGAGCCTTTATTGTTAAAAGTATTCCAATCGGATGATGTTAAGTAACCATTATTAGATGCGGTTGCAACCGACATTGAAATTGTTGGGGTTGTACCACCACTAGATGATACTGGGCTTGTTGCACCTACCGAAGTTACATAAGAACCTGAAGGCTGTTTGTTATTAAAAGTATTCCAATCGGTTGATGATAAGTATCCACTTGTGCTTGCACTTGCTTGTGTAATACTAATCGTAGGTGTATTTCCGCCACTAGATTGAATCGGCGCAGTACCAGATACCGATGTAATTGTTCCAACATTAACCAAACCACCTAAACTTACGGTATTAGAATTAATCGTAATGCTTGAATTCGCTAATTGCGCATTGGATATTGTTCCAGATAAATCGGTAGTTGGAATAGTTGTGCTAGCGGTAAACGCACTTGTTCCATTACCGATTAAATACCCCGTTAAAGTAGTAGCCCCTGTACCGCCAGAAGACGGATTAAGCGTGCCAGCTAGGGTTACTATCCCGCCTGTAGGTGAACTTGGTGTTAATCCCGATAAGTTTGTTTGAAAGGTTGTAACACCGCCAGTTAATGAAAATGATTGCCATCCAGAAACATTGAAACCTTCAAATGTACCGCTACTAGTGTTGTATCGAATTGCACCCGTGCTGCCAACCCTTTGTGCGGTTGTTCCGTTTGGTAATGTAACTGAACCACTTCCAGGAAATACTGCGTTATTTGCAATACTAAAGGTTGGGGTAGATGAACCATCTCCCCCCGCAATACTGATTTGATTAGTTGTTCCCGTTAATACATTAACACTTAACGCCGTTCCATTGCTAGAAATAAACCCATCACCGCCTAAGCTAGCTAGCGCTAAAGGTAAACCATTTAACCCTATTGTTGGGTTGCCACTTACGCCGTTTGCATTTGTAATACTTAAGCCAGCACCCGTTGATACAATGCTTCGATTAGTTACAGTACTACCGCTATTTTTTACAATAATTCCCTGTGATGCATTTTCTAACGATGCCGATACGCCATTAAGGAAAAAAGAAAATTGACCTTGTGGTGAACCCGTTGATGTTCCTATACCTAATCCACCTACTAAACTACGGCTATTTGCAAGGGTTGGTTCTTGATTTACAGTAACAAAAGTTTGTTGTTGGGTAGGGCTGTTTGCAATTGCAGCTACGGTAGTTTGTACCGTAAGCCCGCCTTGTTGAATAGGCACTTGTTCCGTACCAATTAAAGCGGTGGCTAATGGTAATTCAGTTATCGTCTTATTCGTCATGGATTCGTATTCACAGGTAAATAAGTGATACCTTCTAAATTTCCATTTTCTGTATATGGTGTTTGTAAAGATAATAAATCTTGTGCGCCAGGGGTTGTAACGATTTGATTATTTCCAGTAGCAATATTTGCATCTGGGCGTGGAAACCTTACAGAAATCTTTTCTGGTTGGCGCATTTTTAAACGATAAGGGTCTTTATTATCAATACACCCAAATTTACACACACGAAGCCCTGGGGTATTACCATCTTCTTGAACATCCGTGTAGGCACGCTTCATTTTGCATCTATCGCAAACCTGAATTGTAAGTACAGCATTACCCCGTGTATTAAGCCATTTCATCTTGTATATACGCTAATGTTTGGCGCAAAATAAATTGGTGATTTATCACGTTCTTCTTCTTGCACAATATGTAAATATTTTTCAGCTTGTTGTTCGCAATAAGCAATTCTTGCTGGGTCAACCTGCGGTAATTCCATCGCCATTTGATGCGCCAACATGTTTTGTATAGCTAAATACCACCGTTGCGGTATTTCAATTGAACCATTTAATGCGCCAACATCTTGTATATACCGTGTACACCATGCTACGATTTGTGGTGAATAAATAGCGGGCGCAGGCCATAGAACCATTGTTGGTTGGGGTATGGTTCGGTTCAACCAATATTGCAATGGATAATTATTTAAAAAGTTTTTGTTTGGCAAATTAACATAATCATCACGGTTCATACGGAACATTGGTATTTCCGTTGGATTAGAACCAAAATTAACTTGATAAAAACCCATGTTTGTACCGCTTGTTTGCAATATTCTCCAATAAGGCGCACTAGTAGATGGGTCTAAATCGTTATAAATCCATTGCCCACTTACCCATGATGTAGTAGTTGGGGTAACAATGGTTGTCCATGTAGAACCATCTTGCGATGATTGTATTTGATAATTAACCGTTCCCGTAATTGCAGGTAGAATGCCAACAGACGCCATGTAAATGGGGTTTTGTGTGCCGTTGTTAATACCAATATAACCTGTATTCGTAGTTAATTGACAAATATTTGTGTAAGCACCGTCAAAGGCATTAGCAGATGTTCCTGATGAAGAATTATAGCCCTGCGTATTAATTGTAAAATACCGATAATTGGCATTTAACACATCATTTGTTCCTACGGGCAATAAATATTCGTATTGGTCGGGATACAACCCAATTACATTCTTTTGAATAGCCCAATACTGCACACCATAATTTACTAAGTTCGATAGTAAATAATAAAGCGATTGTTTTGATGCAAATATTTCTTCCGATGTTAATTCTTCGGCAAGTTTACCCGCCCTTCTAGCACCGCTATCAATCAGGTTTTGAACCGTTACAACAGTGGTAGATACCGTTCCGCTTGTAGTCATTACCACCCCTTGATGTCATATTTTTTCTTTGCTTTACCGCCATCTTTACAATGCCAACGCTTTAAAGATGCTTTAGCCCTTGGCGCATCACCACTTGCATGTTCTACAACACCCTTCATGCGGGCGCAAAATGAATCATGCCTAGAACCCTTTGCTTGGGGTGCTTGTAAATGGCTTCCAGTTTCACGGTTGTATTTAGCCCTACCCTTAGCCGTTAAACCCGCACCTTGGCTTGTAGGTTTCTTTTCGCCCCTACCTACGGCTAGGGATACACCACCATCTTTTTTCTTAGCGGTTTTAGCTGATTCAATAAATGCTTGTTTACTTGGCGCACCCTTGCTTCCAATCTTTCGCATATGTTCATCACTTCCATGCTTAATTCTTTCTTGTTTAGCATGAATATTTGCATAAAGACCACCGCCATCTTTTTTCTTTGCACTACGTTGGGTAGCATATGCAATTGCTACCGCTTGCTTCATTGGTTTGCCAGCATGTATCTCGGCAGAGATATTCTTTTTAAAAGCACGTTCCGATTTACTTTTAATTAGAGGCATGATTAGCTTCCAACACCAACAACATTATTGTTATTTTGAATCAATTTACCAGAAATAATTACACCAGCTGCAATAGTTGTTGCGGTACTTGTAACTAGTTGCCACTGAATATCAGTTTTTTCCGTATAAATAAATGGTTCGCTAGAACGATTAGCAGTATAAATTGATACAAATGGTTGTTGTAATACTATAAACTTTACACCAGTTAAATTATTAATTGCTTGAACGGAATAAGTAACAATATTAGATGATGTGTAGCTATTCGATGTATTTACTTCGGCTAAATCAAGGTAAAAAGAATAACCAGCGGGTACTGTATATACGGTACTTTGTGATTTACTAATTCCAGCATTAATTTGGGCAACAACATTTGATGATTGCTTTAATGTAATCGTGCCTACGTTTGTTGTTTGCCCCGTACCAGCGGAAGTTAAAACCAAACTATTTACACGGTAATAACTATTTAAGGTAGTTACTCCCGTTGTACCGTTCATTTGTAATGATTCGGATATTTGATTAAATCCTGAGTCCAATCCACTAATTAACACTTTAGCAACCGTATCATCAGATGCGGAAGTACTTGCAAGGGTTAATGTAGATGCGCTTGTAATGTAAGTATAGGTTGTTGCGTTTTCCCAAACGGGTATTTTTGTATTACCAATGGCGGATTGATAACCAAAAATATTTACTTGTTGATGCCCATAAATTTGACTGCGGGCAACTTGTAAATCAAATGGTTCATATGCGCCACCACGGGTAACCGAAGAAACGATGTTATTGCTCATAAAAATTCTCCAAAGTTAAAAAGTGGGGGTTTTCACCCCCTGCTTCTTAGTAATTACACTTACCGCCCTTTTTATGATGCGTGGAAATCTTGCTTTTAGCATGACCGCCATGTTTCATTGGATGACCATCAATTTTATGGTGACCCATTGCCATTTTTTCTGTATGTTCATGCATATGCATATGACCGCCATCTTTATGACCATGTGCTTTGTGATGCATTACATGTCCTTCGTGATGTTTCACATGCCCACCTTTTTTGTAACCAGCTGGAGCTTCATGGATTTCACCAGTTTTACCAGCTTTTTTGTGTGGCTTGCTACCATCATTCATATCATTTAGATAACGATTAGCAACGCTTTCGGATACTGTTCCACCCTTAGCAAACTTATGCATTTTGCCACCGTGCTTGTATCCAACACCTTCTACACCGCCTGTTTTTGTGTGGAAAGATTTGGTTTGCTTTGCTTCGTGAACCGTATCTTGCACATTAACCTTTGGCTTCAAAGTTCCTTTTGTTTGGAATGCATCACCTTTTGCAGCTAATCCACCCGTTGCCTTATGCATCATCTTGCCACCGTGCTTAAGTTGTGCGCCACCCTGATGGTCTACAGCCATTGTTCCACCACTAGCTTTACACATTTTAGCCATGTGCTTATGATGTTCATGCATCTTTTTGTGATGCGCAGAACCACCTTCAGCATGTTTTGCAGCATGATGTTTAGCCATATGCATGTGATGCTTATGAGTACCTTCAGGATGCCCCGATACATGGTGTGCCTTACCGCCATGCGCAAACCCAGGACCTTCAATACCGCCCGTTATACCCTTGTGATGTGGCTTACCTTCACCTAACAATCCACCCATTTGTGGTGTGTACATCTTAGCAGAACCGCCTTTTTTCAAGCCATGATGTGCTTTTCCAGCTTTCATGCTTTCATGGTGCTTTAGTTCTTTTTCAATCTTATGCATTTCACGCATTTCTTTGCGCTCATCGGCTTTAGATTCACCACCTTCCGCCATATGCGCTTTTCCACCATGTTTACGGGTGAGTAATGCGGGTTGCATAGCCATTGCACGGCGCATTGGCATAGCCCGTCTTGCAGGCATTTGCATTGGAGCTTGACCCATCATTGGATTACCACCCATAGCCATATGTTTCTTATGGGCATGTCCGCCTTTTTTCATTCCTTCATGCTTAAGCTCATCCGAAGTAGGTTCTGTTGTCATTTCTTTTGGTTCACGACCAAATTTGCTAGTTGCCATAATAATTTTCTCCTATTAGGCTTGGGCAATGCCAAGTAAGCCAGTTGTGGTGGAATTTGGACCTACTTGAATAGCCGTTAAACCTAGTGTTAAAACTAGTTTATTTGAACCATTCAATGTTCCAGCGGGTGTATATGTTCCACGGGTATCCGCCGTTACAGAACTAGATACAAGTTGCGGTGTCATCGTAGCAGCACTTGCGGTATATGAACCAGTTGTATTTACAAACGTACCAGCTAAATAATTTGCTTGTGATGTAGATATTTTACCAGTCGTTGCCGAAACATAAGTCCACCAATAGTTTGTATTAATGCTTACGCCCGTTGGGGGTGTTCCTGTAAATTGAACAATTGTTCCACTTGCGGGTGAATAACCTACGGTAATCACGCCAGGGGATGCAATTGTCCAGCCAGTAACCGCTTGCACGGAATAGGTTGTTGTATTGGAATAAAATGCGTATGCCAATGTTCCGTTATCAACCGCTGTAGAACCAGTAAATCCTGGGTCTACAATATATGCTTCATCACTAATACGGCATGGCAAACCTAATGCAGTTGTTGTATCAACCGATACCGCAACGGTAGTTGCAGCGCTAAAGGCAATGCTATAAATTTGGAAGAATGCTTTTCTTCCTTTGGTTTGTGTAGAAGCTACAGTACCCGTTTGGATGATTTCGGTCATTGAATTACCGTAGTAATCATAGCCCGTTACGGTTACTTGGGAATTTGTTGGGCTACCCGATGCCGTTGTAACCGCTACCGCACGGGGGATATCCAATTGTGTTACGGTTGTACCATCGGTACGGATAACTTGTGTTGTTCCACCGCTACCCGATGCTAATTGTGTTCCGCTATAAGTAGTTGCACCCGTTGGGGTTTTAGCTGCTAGAACCGCTGCTGTTGTTGCAGCATATGGCGTTACATCGTATAAATACACACGACCCATTGGACCGAAGCCTAGGGACATGGGTGATGGGTTTCCTAAATTGCTAGTAGCATTTGTACCAACATAAGATGGGGCTGCGCCCAAGAATAAATCATCGCTAAATTGTGGCATTGTCTTTCTCCATGAAAAGTTGACAAATTAAAAAAGGGGGTTTTTACACCCCCATGTATTACGCTCCAGGTGTTCCGAATAAAGCACGAGGGTCGGTAAATCCAACTTGATAGCGTTCTGTTGCTTTATAACGCATCGAATCGGTTTCAAAATCACCTTCCATCGTTTTTTCTAAGGCACGGCGCATTAACAATTTCATACCTTCAGGTGCATCTGTTTGAATCCACCAGTTAGTAGAAGATGTCAAACGGCTAATAACCGAAGCACCTTCTGGTAACAAACCAATTGATTTAATTGGGTTGATATCATTGTTTGCTGTACCCGTTCTTAAAACAGACTTCAACAATACTTCAGCTTGGAATACGTTACCTGGGGCAACAACAAGCTTCAATGGCTGTAAACGAATTTTCTTACCATTGTTATCTACCGCTTGGCGAATCTGAATAAGCATTTGCTCTAGCGATGTTTGTGATAATGCAGCTGCCGTTGCAAGTTGATTACTAAATGTACCAGCTGCAATTGGGTGCGCAGTGTTAATCAAAGATACACCATCACCACCAACATAAGAGCTATTAAATGCACGGTTCAATACGTTTGCACATAACAATTCTTTTGTTTCTACTAAAGATTGTGCTAAGTGCTTCGCATATACTTGACCTAAGCGAATATGGTCACCATCTTCAACTAAAACTCTAGTTAAAGCGAATGCCAAACCAAACACTTGGTAAACATAGCGTTGTAAGAACAATACACCACCCTGTTGATACGTTACGGGTGCGCCATCAGGTAACTGTGGTGCAGCGCCGAAACCATATAATACAGGTTCTTCGTGGTAGTTGCGTGGAATACCAGCTTGTTCACGGAATACCGTTGACCATTCATCAGCTCGTTGGTCATATACACCGTCAAAGGATTCGTTCAATATAGGTTCTACGATTGAACGGAAGTCCGTACTTCTCATTGGGGCTGCCATAATTTATTCTCCTATATTAAACTTGGGCTACATATTGACCGTAGAAGTTTGTGTTAGTAAGTTGTACACGAACTACGGTGTACGCATCACCCCACGCATTATCTACGTTTTGTGCTAAATCTACCACACGCATTTGGGCTTGTTGTCCGTTTGTAACGGCGGTTGAAGCACCTAAAGTGGCTTGTGATAGTCCTGTTGTTGCATTTCCAGCGGTAATATTCGTAAAGTAATATTCACCACCAATGCTTGTTTGTGCCATAGAACCATCGGCTTGAATTTCATAAACAATGTTTAAATCGTTATAAAAATAAGCGTTAGTAATAGAACCAGATTGCACGGTTGTGCCAGACGGCCAGTAATTACTTACACGGCGACGACCTGTTGTATCGGTAAATTCAACACCTTGAAACGAACCTGTTACGGCGTATTGTTGGCTTGTTGAATTACCAGTTGTGGTTTGCGCAGCGATAATTGTACCGTTAGCAGAACCAGTTGAACCTACGTTAGCAGCGCTAACATAAGCAATTGGTTGCTGTTTGTAAATATTCGCAGCATAACCCGATGTGATACCGTTTTGCAAAACCTGCGCACGTTCCAAACCCGTTGGAAAGAATGCTGGGCGTAAGCCAAACGGAGCGGATATTGATGACATATACTACTCCTTTTAAAATTGGTTAAATAAAAAATTTTGGTTTTGACGCTTTTTACAAAGCCATAAAGCAAAATCGCATCTAACGCAATTTTTAAAGTCTGTAATACAAAGCCCGCTTAATTAAAAGTAGGCACACTCCTAGTTAAATCGAAGTTCATACCATCGCCTTCAACTTGACCCAATGCTCGACCATTGGAATCCCTTGCGTTTAACAATTGGTCTTGCTGTACTTTGATCTTCTCTTGTTCATCTAACGGAGCATAATGGTGAACTTCAGCCATATACTGTTGATAAATGTCCATAGGAAGTTTATACAGAACCATCTCATTACACGCAACAAAGCCTTCCATTTCGCCTGCTTTTACACGGAAGTTTTCAAAGCCAGGAACTTCATCGGCTTTCACTGGTGTGTATCCTATACGCATACGTTTGTGGATGGGATCGTATTGATGGGTGGTTGATAGCCAGCAACAATGAAATCCAGGAATTTCAGGTGCATTTGGTAATGCTTCTTGTGCAAACTCATCGCGAAACATACGGCGACGTTCTTGGCTAGCAAAATTTTGTTCAGGAGCTCTGCGGGAAATATCCTCTTGAGCTCTATCTTGTCTGCCTACACCAGTATTCTTTTTTAAACGATTGTCCATATTTATCCTCTAACCTTGTTCTCTTTGTCCCATTGACGGAAACGATTAATCATTTTCATCTTTTGTTCAGGATTGTTCCAAACACCTGCCTCTTTCAAGGCTTGAACTCGCTCGGGGCTTATATAATACTCGTTACCCTTTGCTGTTGCGTTTGACTCTCTGCCTGAACTTGTAACAACAGAACGTGGTCTTTGACTTCGCACATTGGGTTCATTATAACTTGAATTTGAGATTTCAGGCAATCTTTTTCTTACACGATATGTTAATTCATCCCAATAGTCCTGAGTTGTAGGGTCGTAGCCTTCTTTTGTAAGCTGTTTATCGATAATTTGAGTTATTTGAGACTCCTCTGTTTCACCCCTAGGATCATACCATGGATTCTCTTCCATCCAATCAGCAACCATACGTTGAACCATAGGGTCTGGAACATCTAATCTTTGATTTTGCGGTTGATGGGTAGCCTGCTTTTTAATACTGGCTAAAGATTCCATTTTTCGTTTTGCGTCGAATAACATCTCTTGAGCTTTAATCGCCGATTGCCCATCGCTTTTGTCGACTGCTTCTTGAAGTTTCATTTTTGCATATTCAACTTCAACGCCAGCATCTTCAATCGCTTTATCTACCCTTGCAATTTCAGCCCCGCTTGTTTTCTTTTCTACAATAGCCAGACGTTCAGCTAACATTTCATTCTGTTTACGTAAAGCATTGATTAAAGAAGATGATTCACGTACTTTTTCACGATGTAATTGTTTCTTTAATTTGCGCTCTTCACGTCTTGCTTCTCGTATAGCTTCTCTTTCTGGGTCAATGTTTTCAGCGTCTTCAGCCTCGTCACTCGCACGATATTCTGATTCTTTTTCTTCAAGCTGCGGGTTTTCTTCACCTTCGGGCAAAGTAACCCTTACTGAACCATTATCTTCTTCAGCAATTTGCATTTCCATTTTTTCTGTTGGTGTCATGATTTCTCCTTAAACGAATGCAGTAATAGCACGAGGATCACCAGTCACACGACCGATAATTTCGTGGTCATTAAAAAAAGTGAACAAGGCTTTACCCTTAACACCTTTTTCATCGGTATATTCAATTTCCCACCGATCACCACCCCATTTAGGAACACGCACATAATCGCCAACTTCGCACCAAATACCTTCCGCCCAAGGCTGTAATGTATCACGGTTCTTATAGGCTAAAGGTCCTTTACATAAAACTTTACCGATCATGGTATTCCATTTTTCAATCTCTTTAGTTTCTTCAGCTAATACGATTCCGCTTTCAGTTACTTTTTCTTTAACTGCTCGCAGTTGAACCAATACTCTAGCGCCTAACGGAGCCATCAATGGATCAACATCTGGAAAGGCTTCCTTCAGTGATTGTTCTAAGTCATAATTCGTCATCTTTGCTATCCTTTTCTTCTAAAAGATTGTTTAAAATTAACAAGGCTTCTTCCAAACCTTGGTGTTGCCCTACATATCTCTGGTAACTTTCAAAGTTTGCAAACCTTCCATTTACCATTGAATCAACAATTTCTTGTTGTTTTATTTTAATCGCATGGATTAAGCCATTGGCTAACTCCATTAACGACCTCTACCTGCTTTTTTACCTACTGCTATTGCTACTATTAATCCAGATTTTTTAGCCGTGCCACCCTTTTTTAAGGTCGCTACTGCATGTGGTTCGGGCTTTGTTAATTTTGGTTTAACACCCTTAGCTGGTAAATTACGAACCACCTTTTCGGGATATGCGCCAATTAACTCGTTATCGGGTTGATGGGATTCGGGAATTACTTTCCCACCCTTAGCGAACTTCTTTACTTTTCCACCTTTTTTAAGGTGATTACTTTCTTGCTCGCCATACATGGCTATACGTTTGTGCATATTAATTGCTTCAGACATTTCCTTCTCCTTGTGGTGGTTGTTGTTGCGATTGTTGCTGTTGTTCTTGCTGCTGTTGTTGTGCTGCGCCTTGTTGCGAAATCATATTATTTTGTGCTGCTTGTTTCTGACGTTCTAAATCTTGAAGATGTTGCAAATTTAACTGTTGAACTTCTTGTTGATGTTGCTGATTTGCTTGCTGTTGTTCATACTGTCTCTCTAAAGTCATTGAATTTACGTCATGTGTAATTTTTGCGCTTTCAATTTGCTCTTGAGCTACTATACTTTGTTGTTTGGCCATTGCGTCATCAGTTTGTTTCTTCGCTTTTAACTGTAAATCAGCTTGATCATAGGCTGCTTTACGTTTTGTTTCAGCCATAGAGCTCTCTTGTAACGCTTTTACCTGAGCTATAATGTTTGGATCAGTTGGTTGCATATTATTCTGACTCATATTCTGTAAAGTCTGAAGAATTTGCTGAATCGCTGGCATAACTTGTTGCGCATATAGCCGTTGACCATCTTGATGTACATGTTGCCCGACAACTTTAAGCATCTCTTGAGCTTGATATGGGACCGCTTGAACTTTTGCTGCGTTAAACGGTTTACCTATTGACAAAGAAGCGATTGTATCGGTCTGATTTAAGTACCATAAAACCAAATGTTGTTTGATATGTTCAATAACAGGTGGTAAAAATGTTGGCGCAATAATAGGGTTAGCACCAAATATTGGGTCAGTTGCATATTGAATATGATCTAGTATATGGGCTAAATGGTTTTGACCTATAAAAGCCCCAACAGGTTTACCGAGAGTCATAGAAACATTTTCTAAAGCTGAATTCATATCTTTAACTTCTTGAGGATCTGGTAAAACCTCATTCACATCTGGGATACGTATCTGTTTCATGATGCGTTTTTCAACTGCTAACCGATTATACAAATCAGGGTTAGCTTGCGCACGTGCTGCCAAGGCTTGGACTTGTAAATACCGCTGAGTCTCAGCGAAAATATGCGGATCGGAAACAGGAATAATATCAGAATTCGTTTTAAAATCTTCTTTAGTGATTTTTAAATCTATCATTAAATCACTTTTACGCTGTTCGTCTAAGTACCAGCGATTCAAACGAGCTAATATCTTAAGGACACGCTTTTGTGAATCGTGTAAACGTGAATGAATAGCACTATAAACTGCAGAACCTTGTTCAATCAGGGCTTGTGTTGTGCCGACTGGGGCTTGACTATTAATATCTTGAATTTTTTCTTCAGAAGTTGTTACAACACCTTTAGCAGCGCTATCTAACCAACCTAATAAAGCAAATAAAACTTGATTTGGCGGGTTAAACGGCACAGGCATCGCTATTTTTCTGATGTCGTCGACTCCTGGTGCACCCTCGATCTCAGTAACTTGTGTAACATCGATAGTTTGGGATTGCCCCGATATCTTTCCACCTTTGAGCTTAAGCATTGTCGGTGCATTGTTAATGTGTGCGCTGTCCAAAAGAGCACGCAATGCGCCAGTAAGAGCAGCAGAAAGACCGCCAATGAGATGAGGAAGCCCGATAGCATAAGCACCTCGCCATGGTATGAATTTAAACTCAACCAGCCAGTCAAGTTTTGTATAAGTGTCATCGCCATTCTCCCAGTTTCGGTACAAACCAATAACTTCATGTTCATACGCATCTAACATCATCACATAAGGCGCACGTTCGCCTTTTGTATAGCTATCGCCATCAACTTCTAACCATGTGTATATATGATATACAGTGCGTAAACCATCTATATTATCAGAGTTTTCTTGTTTACCTTCGATTTTATTAGACGCCTTTTGGGCACTTGACATTTCTGGCTCTTGAGAGACTTTATAAGTCCCAAGATCACGATATAAACCTTGTTCAACTCTTAAATTATATTCTTCTTGAGTGATAACTTGAACTTCGGTAACTCGCATTGCAGTATAAAAATTAACAGCTGCAAAAGGTAAATAAACATTATCAATCGGAACAAATTCAAAACATGGTCTGCGCTTATAATCGTCGTACCATACTTTTAAATACTGTGAACCACCGAGGGGTAGCTGTGTGAGCATTTGCTCTTCTTCATCACGGAACTCTTCAATCTGCTCGGTAAGTTGCCAATTCATATAGTCCCGTTTGCGCTCGGCTCGGGCTATTTTCTCTTCAGTTACTTCACCGATGATTTTTGATCGTACTGGTCCATCAGGTGGGAATAATTCTTTAATTGCTCTGGCGGCAAAGTCGACGCAAGACTCTGCCATGACGGGGTGAACCACTTTTGAAGCACCCATAAACTGAGCTCCTCCTGGAGCGTCATCTCCAAGACCCGTGCGTCGTATGCCTTCCTCGTATTTTTTATCACGTTCTTCCCTTGCATCTTTGTCTTTATCGATTAAATCGATATATTTCATAGCGATTTTATCTAGGAAAAAATTATCTACAGTATCAGATAAGTTTTCATAAAAGTCAGGTTCGTCTTCTGGACCTTTTAACTCTTCAAGGTGAAGAATCGCAGAGCCATCTTCTTGCTCTTCAACAGCACCAGTAATTTCGTCTTCTAATTCGAATATAGAGCCTTGTTCTTGCTCATCAGCATTAGGGTCGTACATTTGCGGTATAGGCATTTCAGGCATTATTTTCTCCTAACTAATGCTAATTTCATTTCGTCTTTATTTTCAGCAAAGTATACCTTAGATTTGATTAAACCACCTTTTTTATGTCCTTCTGGTGGATTATAATTTAAAGCATCAACATATATTGTCCTAATGTCTTTATCAGGTTTCATCCCTCCACCTCTTGGGAATCCTTCGCCATGTGTTGTTTTTGTTACTTTAAAAACTGTATTAGGGGCTATGGCTATTTCTTTTTCATGACCTGCTTCTGAGCCGAGATATTTTTCTAAATCGATTGCTTTTGAACCTTTGGGAAGATTAATAACAAAATTTACTATTTTATCGCTCGGCTGATTTTTATCTGAAAATTTACGAGCGACAATATTTGAATCTTTTGAAGCTGAAGTTATACCTTTATCGGAAAAAGTATCTCCAATTTTCAAATTATAAAGATAATCTAAAGATCCATTAAAAGGTATTTTCACACCTCTATAAACTAACTGTGGTTCTTCTAAAGAAGCATGATTAAATAAATTTTTTAAATTTTCTACAAGTTTTTCAGTTGTTCCTGGAACATCTTCTTTATATAACGGTTGACCTTTACGAAGCATATTTTGCATTTGAGAATAACCGCCAACTTTAGAATTTACATAGGCAGCTTGATATTCTTTTAATGCTTCTAAATGCTCTGGAGTAAAATTATTTACTTTGTTATTCAACTTACCAATTGATTCAATAATATGTTGGCGAGTTTTCTCTGGGTTATTAGAGTAAATAGCGACTAGATTTTTCATATCAACAGGGGTAGTCGTAGCAAAAGATCCGCTCGTGAAACTGTCTTGCCAATTTTTTGCATCAGTATCTTCGTCAGGAACAAGATTATGCTCTTTCTTTTTCATCCTGAATTTCATAATAGGGGCTTCATGCTGATATTCGTCTGGAACTGTTTCGTGCCATCTGTCTTTCTGAAACCGTGCTATTGAAGGATGAGACCAGAAATATGCTCCGCCAACATGCTCAGGCGCATAACCTTGTAAATTTTTATCACCGATATCTTTATTAGTAAGTTTGCCAGTTGCTAAAGGTCTTGCAACATCTTCGGGTATATGATAACCAACAACATATTCTTGATTTTCTTGCGGAGCGGATATACCCCCTAAATCATAATTTGAATTTGGACTCAAATCTTCATACGGTCTTACTTTATTTAAAATATCATCTAATTTTTTATCACCTGTGAATTTTTGTCGTTTAGGGGCTTCCCTTAACAGCTCAGGATACCCTACGCTACCACGTATAAAATTTCTTTGTAATTCGGGTTTTCCTGGATGATATTTTTCGGCAGCTTCCCTTGCATTTATCCATTCGTTTCCATTATCAACATCTTTATATTCATAGTTATCGAGGATATTCTGATATTCTTTTTCAGCTAAATCATCAAGGTCTTTCCTTTTCAAAAATCTTGGCAATTTACCGCTATATAATTGATTTTTTATCAGGGCTTTGTCAGGATGTTTAATCGAGCTCGGTTGGTACGTGTCTACCACGTCTACATTGTGAGTATCATAAACTTCATTTAAATCTTTTTCATTTTTATTTAAAAAAGCATGAACATAATCGTGATATTTATCTGCAACTCTTCCGTTACCTTTCCCTCTAATTTGTTCGATATTGTGAACGGGACTAGGGGGTGGCTCGATAAATTTACCACCATATTCTTTTATCAATCGGTGTAAACCACTTATATATTCATAAGGTGCATCAGCGTAATTATTAAGTTCCTCTGCTTGCTCTGCAAGCTCGGGATTGCTTTCTATAAAAGTTTTGTTTGCTTCATACGCATCAATAGGTGATACGCCAGTTGGCACAGCTTCTATCGTTACGTGTGGTCTGTTCTTATTGTCTCGCAGAGTGAATATGCGGGTATTACCGTTAGCCACATCTTTAGTATAACCTCCGACGCAGTGACCCATCTGATCACCTTCGTTTTTAAGAGCTTCGTCTAATGTTTGATAATTTTTTGCCTTGTTATAACTCGTTTTTGCTTCTTCTGGTGAATTAAATAAAACTTTTCCCGACTCAGGGTCTTTCCAACTTAATTTTTGGTCAGGCTCAAGAATAGAAAATTTACCATTATTTTGTATTACGTTGGGGTTAAAATCTGTTTCAGGCATTTTAAGCTCGTGCCATCTAAACCCATTATCATATTCATACGCAGGGGGAAAATGGGTAGCAAATGTATCCCTATTTGCAGTTGCTACTTTATCAGCTTGTTTTATGCGATAATCATTAATCTTTGCAACGTGACGTAATGCGTCTTTAACAGACATTTTATCTACGTCTTTGGGTCTTAATCTTAATTGCTGCGGTAAATTTTCATCTAGCATTGCGTTTTGAAGTTCGTCTATCGCATGTTCAAATCCTAGATCGTGCATCGCATTATTATCTAACGTGTGAACTACTGCATTGGGATCTTTTTCTAAAAGGTCTTTTAAATAACCTTTTGTGCTTGGAAATGTATCTGCTAGGTTTTCTGCATATTCAGGTGAAACTGCTGAATCAGATCTGGCTTCCCATGATTTACCTAATTCAGTTTTTGCATGACCTTCGGCTGTAAATCCGTGCGTTTCACGCCACATTTTCATATTATCAGACGCTACTCTCGTTTCATCTCGAATATCGGGTATATGCGTTATTCCCTCATCGTGTAATTCTCTAACAGGGTCGGTAGAGGTTGCTAAATCGTTTTTAATATAGTTACGTAACTTTGTATCAATCCAATTGTTTATGCTTGATCGAGTTTTATTTTCGGGAGTTAAAAACGGCTCGAACATTTTGAGTCGTTCTTCTCTCGGTAATTCTGCTAATTCAGACTCGGTTAAACCATAATGTTTAAGGACTACAGGTTTTTCGTCGGATGTATTGATAGCTCTTTTTGTATGATTCAAAGTTTTATCAATCCAATCGTCTATCCAGTTGCCACCTTTGTTTTTAATAGAAAGCCCAACTTGTAAATTACTCATCGCTGCAGGATCACCTAATCCTACAATCGGGGCAACAACATTTTGCCCGAGCTTTCCACCCATCATTTCGCTATACTGTTGTTCGGGAGTCTGATTAACGCTCTTAGGGATTCTTTCATACATCTCTTCAGAAGTAGGCAATGCTGTATTCTGTGAAACAGTGTCTGGCGCAAAATAATTAATAGCGCTACGCCCTAAACTTTCTATATCGCCTGGAGCACCAGCAATCGCCGATGCAGTTCCTTTTGCTGCGCCATATAACATAGGTGCTAAACCTTGGCTAATCGCCCCGCCCATCGTTCCTAATGGATCGACTTTTACGGGTTGTCCCGCTCGGTTTCTTGCAACAGGTCTATTCTGCAACGCCAACCTCATGTCGTCTTGACTCGGAGTTGTATCGTCATTGCTAATTACATTGCCTAACTGGTCGTATTGTGGCATAACAGTTCCTTATATTGCGTATGGATTAACATAAACACGACGGGAGTCAGCGTAATCGTCATCGGCAACAGGATGATGATCAAGAGTAATTATGCCCGCATCTCGTAAATATCGCAAGGCTTGTGATAACGCATCTACGTAATCGTCATGCTTAGCCATTGGGAACGCAGCAATCTCTCTTAGAAATGGATCAAGCCATGTCATCGGTTGTCCGCTTCTTTCATTTGACTCCGGCAAATACACTAGCCCCTTCTCGATCATCGGTGAAACAATATTCAATCGAGTTGTCTTATCGGCATTCCCTGGATTGTAACCCGTTACAGGTATCATCGTCTGGCGTAAATCCTGCAGTAACGATATACCAGCAGACTTATCTTCAATCAGTACCAAGTCCACTTTCTTGCCATTACTGAACTCGTCTGGGTCTCCATAAATGGTCGTGAACTCTTCTTGTACACGGCGTCGTAAATCTGGATATAGCATTCGATCAGACCAGCAGTCAATGAGCATAACTCGAGAACCGTGGTCGGCGCTAGGACGAAACACCCCTAGTACAACACACGCTGTGGGGTCGTTCACTGTTTTGTCGGAGGTGGCTACGTCGTACGACTGAATAACGAAGCTGAACTGGGGTAACGACTTCTCAGATGGCCAAAGTCGGAACCACGAACGCTTAACCAGTCCGGACTCTTCTGGATCTAGAATCTCTGCATAGATCTCCTGACGTCCAATCGTAGTGCCTTCGTACTGCATAATTTGTTTCTGGAAGGTCGGGGCTAGGTTGTGAAGGTTGGAATATGTAGAAGCCGTGGTGACGTGTACATCATTTCCATCGCGATCCGCCAGCTCTACGATCTTAGGCACTGGTTTTGGTGTGGTGGTGCATAACATCTTTGGGTCAGTACCGAGTCGTAGGGAGAATGCGATCATGTCCCATGCTTCCTCGAGGTACTCCCAAGCAGCCAGCTCGTCACACCAAACATGGTTCCATTGTGGTCCACGGAAACGTGATGGTTCCGATGCTGCAATTCCTTTTATTAAACTTCCATTCTGCAAGGTTAGCTCATGCAGGGACACGGAGTAGTTTTGAATAAGCTCGGGTGGGCAAACTGCAATCAGACCTGAATCTCCACCAAAGCAGACGTCCCGTATGTCTCCAGACGTGGGGGCGCTCACTAGGATGCGGGAGCGTGGTTGCGTCCATGCCGTCCACCAAACCCATTCAGCAGCCAGCCGAGTCTTCCCTGCTCCTCGCCCAGCCAGTAACAGCCAAGTGCTCCAATCTCCTGTCGGTTCAATCTGGTGCTCGAGCGCTATGCTGAGCCACTTGAGTCGAGCCTGCATCGCTGCTTGCCAAACTGCGCTAAGGTTATTGAGCGCATCAGCGTTTGACTCGATCTTTTCAGCGAACAACTCTTGCTGGGCGCCAGTCAACATTACTTGCTCTTGTCTTGGCGCAGCTTTAAGATGTCGCCAGCGAGAGCCACCGCAAGCTCGCCAGCAAAGTCAACTTTTACGTTACCTCCATCAGCGCCAGTGATCTCCGTTGACTGAATTGCTTTACCGTCCAAACGATCGAACACTTCCTTGATGGCTGGGAGGTCACCTGCTTCCGCTGCATCAAGAAGTGCCTCAGCGATCTTGTTCAAGCGTTGAGGGTTCTGTGTGGTCAGCCTTCTAAGCGTTGCAGACATTGCTCCTCTGACCGCAGCATTGTGCTTTGGGGAGTTCGTCATCAGGTCTTTCTTAGAGAAAGCAGAGACAACCTCTTTGTCTGTCTTAGGTTTTGGTACTCCTTTCGGCATATCGATTCCTCTCTCATTGTTTTAAGAGGAATTATAACCCAAATTATTGATGTTCAGCGAAAAATTTTTCCTGCATCTCAATTTCCTCTTTTAAACATACGATCGCAGTATTGATCTCGCTGTTTTCGACACGTTTGCGTTTCACTGCGAGATCCCGCATGTTATCAGTCCAGAAGTAAGACAAAGTTCCGTAAGCAACAATTGCGCCAGACTTACATTTCCCTGCATCAACCAATGCAGAGATTATTGCGTCGTTTGCATGCTTCTTTGCACACAAGCCAGCTTCGTTGAAGTAATGAAATTTTGCTAATTTTACGTTGCTCATTTTTATTTCCTTTATTAAATTATTAATCAAATTTGCTGCCGATGAAATAACTTTAAACCAGTTCGAAAGAAAAGTAAACCAGTTTATGAAAATATTTTCAAATTATTTTCAACCCCAAAAACATTTCCGTCGTTTCCCGTCACTTCCCGTCGTTTCCCGTTACTTCCGACACCACGGAAACGACTGCAAATCAGGGTAAAATACCTTTAGGTTTTTACCTGATGATTTCATGGATTTCAGCGTCATCGATTCCGTCGTTGCCGTCAACTTTTTCCTTAAGGGAAGCAACGACGAAATCACGTAATTTATAGGGTCGGAAACCAACCATCTTTTAGCCTCAAAAACTCCGTCTGCCGCACGTTAAGATTCAGTGCTTTTCTGCGCTCTGGATCGTCAATTCTATACCGAATCACAACTCCATCGGAAACGACGGATTCAAGAGCAGCAGTCAGATATTTCTCACTCATATGGACTTGCTCACTGAGCTGGCGTCTTGTAATTGGCGCACCATTTGACGTAAGACGGTATAAAGCGTCTGTAATCTGTTTTACGTCTGATTGCTCACGTTTGTCTTCACTGATTTCTTTTCTTTCTTCTAGATTGGATTCCAGCAATCTAACAGAGTAATATGGACTTTCATCAATCACGTCTCCATATCGGTTCTTTGATTTTGTTTTGTGGTAGTCAAGAACAGCTCTGACCTCTTGTATTGTTTCACTGAATCGCTTCTTTTTGGTCGCTAGTATTCTGCCTTCAACATTTTCGTCTTCGAAGATAAACGCAGTTCCAGTTGCGTTGCCTCCCCATGCACTTGCGCCACGTGCTGATAAGTCTTCTATTGCTGACGTCCTTGATAATGCTTTGCTTGTGTGTCCGCTGATCCACGCAGGGATAAAGTCACGATACCAAAACTCATTATTAATCACAGACATGAGTCTTGCAGCTTCAGAGTTATCATTTTCATTCTCTAACACAAACGTCGCTGAAGCAGTATCAAACACAACCAGCGGAGGAATCTGCCGTCCATTGACTGTTACAATGTATTGCTTAGCAAACTCCGCAGCAAACTGTATCTCTTTGTCCGTCATGCGGAACGCAGGCACAACATGCAACCAGTAATCCCATTCGTCTTTGCCCTTGCTGGAATGATGGGTGCGCATACCGTAACATATCCTGTCTGCTTGTGAGTGGTCTTCCGTTATGTAAATTACACGACGTCTGTGCTTAATCTTCAAGAACGTATCATTCGTTAAACCTGCAACTTGCAAAGCAAGAGGCAGAAGAATTGAGGACTTCCCCTTCCCTTCTGCCCCTGCGATAAATGTTATTCCCTCGCCAATGAACCCATCAATCACCCAGTCAGGTTCAGGCAAGTAATCATAACTCAGCTGGACTGGTTTAAACCTCTCTAGGAATTCAACTTTGCGCTTGTCTTTGTCTAGGTCATTCAGTATGTTTTCGCTTATTGTTGTGCGTTCATACTCTGAGTTCTTACTCGCTAGGTAATACAAAGTTCCTAACCCAATTTCACCCCTTGTGTTGGTGTGGATGTCGTTCCATTGATCTTCTAATTCTTTTTCATTCGCTACGGAATGTTTAATACCTGCGCTACGCTTGCTCCACTCGCTAAACAACTGATACCCAGTTTCAACACGAGCAAGAGAGAAGCAAACTTCAATCCAAGTATCACGAGGACAATCAGGGTCAATAAACTTCAGCGCACGCTCGATGTCTAAAAGTTGCTCTGGGCTTAAGATCAGCGTACCAGCGCCCATTGCGCTTGAAACTTCGTTCACGTTAAGTTCTGGGTCAAAATGCTTCTTAATAAACGGTACAAGGTCAACAATGTCTCCAGCACGTATGATGCGCTCAGTTACGGTGAAGAACTTAGCTCGGCTGTAATATTCCCAACCATGCTCTTTGCTCAAGTTCTTGTTCTTAAAGTATGAACCGTAACCAAGAGCGTGCACACCTTTGCCTGATGGGCTCAGCTCAACATAACTCGGCAGGGATTCCGCAATTTCATTGTTACCGTTTGCGGTGACTTTGTCTAGGTCAATACCTTGCCAAAATCCGTCACCGTCTTTGCCCAGCGCAAACCCTAAGCCTGTGTATTCACCTAATTTAATCGCTTGCTTCGCTTCCGCATACGTAGCCAGACGAGCAAGGTCTTCAGGGGTATCAAGAGTACCCCGCCTGCGCTTACCGCTTGTGTAATATGGAACCTTTAAAGTTCGGTCAGAATTATTTTCATCTTTTTCAAGTCTCCACAGCAACCATCGTTTTGCTTCTCTAAGTTGCAGAGGGATAGAGGGCACTTCACCCTTATCAACTAATTTTATTTCAGTCATTATTATTTTCCACCATTGTTGAACAAATGAATTCCCTTAGGTGTCCCTATCCTATTATTGATTGCATGGTCAATGATGGTTTCGCCTTTGTGGGGCTAGGGATAGATAGGGACAACTAAAGGAATTCAAACCATGCTTTTTTATTTTGCCTTAAATATTTTTAAAAAACAACAAATATTTTAAAAAAGGTGTTTACTTCTGCGGAACAATGGTTTAAAGTATAACTTCGCTTCACTTTTAATAACGTAAATAAAGGAAATAATCATGCTGAACCTACCCATTAAAGTCGAATCATATATCACCGCAGACGACAATGCATACATTTATCATCTGCAAGATGGAAAAGAAATAGTCGTTTGGAATAAAAGCAAACAAGAATACGTATATCTGGCTGACGGCAAGCTAGCTACTCCCGCCGATACAAAACGTATCGTCTGGAAGATGTTCCGTGATATTACAGAACACAAGAATTACGAAATTGATTTGCGCATTGAGCAATGCGATTAAAATATTTCTGTAAACTGGTTTACTTTTACAGTAAACTGGTTTATAGTTTAATCAGTAGTACTCAATAACCACTTAATAAAGGAAATAAATTATGCAAGTTCTTGATATTCAACTCCAGAAGTTAGACGAAATCGGTTTACTCAGCGACAAAATTGCCGCAGACAAAGAGCAACTCGACGCTATGAAAGACGTATTCAAAAACGCAGGTGAAGGTAAATACGAAGGTAGCTTGTATTGCGGTACTGTATATTTGTCTGCACGTGATAGCGTTGACTATAACGCAATCTTGACTGAAATGGGGGTTGTAATTCCAAAAGAGTTACTAGCTAAACACAAGAAGCAGTCGGTCTCCATCAACATGAAGATTTCCCGTCGTAAAGGTAAGTAAGCAAAAAAGTCAGGGGTTATGAAAATAATCCTTGACTTTTGTTTTTAACTGGTTTATAGTTTAATCAGCAGTTCAAATTAATCAATTAATAAAGGAAATAATTATGAAGTTTATCAAAAACGCAAACATAAACGGCACATGCCTTCAAGGTTACGTTAAAACAACGTATCATCACTTAGTTTCTGCTTTCGGTCAGCCTGAGTTTGGACCCAATGATCACACAGGTGATAAAGTTACTTGTGAATGGTGCTTACGTTTTGAAGACGGAACCGTCGCAACAATCTACGAATGGAAAAACGGTTACACACCGATGGGGATGGAAGAATGGCACATTGGTGGTAACAGTTATGATGCAGTGGAAAGAGTTTTAGAAGTTTTAGAGAGAGGATATCAACATGCGTAAGTTTATCACCAAGAATTATTTTCCATATTTCTTACTCGCTGATATTGCTTTATATTCAGCTTGTGCATATGTTGGTTACAATTATGCAAAAGAAATCCTTGACTTTTTTATCAAACTGGTTTAAAGTTTAATCAGTAGTTCAAATCAACCCATTAATAAAGGAAATAACATGACTGAAGTTTTAACATTCCCAGAAGCAGTATCCTCAGCAGTAAAATACGAACAGTTGTCTGAAAAGTATCAGCTCATCGATACAAAAGACATCGTAAACACTATGCGTGATAATGGTTTTCTTGTTACTCAAACATTCAACCTCAAGCCACGCAAACGTGACCCACGTGTTGTAAAGCATTTGCTCCGTATGCGCCATCGTTCATTGATGGATTCTGTAAATGGTTCTATTCCAGAAATCGTTGTAATCAACTCTCATGATGGTTCAACAACTCTGCGTATGGAGTGCGGTGTTTACAGAATGATTTGCGCAAATGGTCTTATTGTTAAGTCTTCAACCGCACATTCAGCACGCATTCGCCACGTCAACGTAACACCAGAGATTGTTATTGCTGAATCTATGAAAGTGATTGAGTCTGCTCGTGAGTCAGCAAGACGCACAGAGTTGTTTATGAATAAAATCATTTCGCCAATTGACCAAAAACAATTTGCGCAACGTGCAATTGATATGCGTGGGATGAATGTTGACATTGAGCAAGTGTTGCGCCCACGTCGTAGTGAAGATGTCGGTAATGACCTCTGGAGAGTATTTAACCGTATTCAAGAAAACATTATGAAGGGTGGTCTTGAAGGTGTGTCTGCTGAAGGTCGTAAGATCCGTACGCAGGGTTTAAAGAGTATGGGTCCAGTCTTCCGCACCAACGTAAACCTTTGGGCAATGGCTGAAGAGTATTTGTAAAAATATTTGCCTGAGGTGGTTGTTTTTTAAAATTACTTCAGGCAAACTTTAATTTCAATAATTTAATAAAGGAAATAACGTATGAATGTATTTTTTCTCCATCGTAGTGCAATTATCGCTGCTCAGTCTCATGCTGATATTCACGTCGGCAAAATGTTACTTGAAGCGTGCCAACTCTTATCTACCGCACACCACGAGCACGGCAACGGTGATAAGGTGACTTACTTACCTACTCATAAAAATCATCCCTGCGCAGTTTGGGTTCGTTCCTCCAAGACGCATTACATGTATGTTGCTGAGCTTGCTAAGAACCTCGCTCAAGAGTACCGCAATCGTTTCCGTAAAACACATGCGAGTCAACATATCCTTGATACCGAATTAATGTTGCCTCCTCCTGAGTTAAAAACAATGAGATGGGTTGATCCTCCGCAATGTATGCCTGATGAGTTTAAATCTGATGACGTTGTTGACGCTTATCAAAAGTATTACGCAAGCAAGTCCACTAGTATGAAAATGGTTTGGACTGGTTCTGAAGATTATGCTCCGTGGTGGTTTTTAATTAACCGCAACAGTTTTTTACACTCGAAAGGTTTATATGTTAAAGAAGTTCAAACGCAATAACCCTTACATTGATGTGCCTAAGACGAGTGAAATTTTGTCTTGGGTAATTTTATTTATATTTTTAATCTGGCTTGCGTTTTGGGGCTTTAATTTTATAGCGAGGAATCTATGACTTATACGGAAGACGGCGTCAACATTTTTAATACAAAACCCGTTACAGATATTGAATCTGTTATTCAGCCACGAGTAAACGAAATAATTGATCAATGGCAAGTTTACACATGGGACAATTTAATCGACGCATTAAAAAATGTTGTTGTAACTAAGAGATTCAAAGAGGAGTTTAACGAGACTTTTTTAAAAGACGGAGATAAAATAACGTCATTCTTACAAGTTTTAACATACGAGCATCAAGAGAAGCTTGCGACCATACAAGCTGTTAATGAATATACTTCTTTATTTGCGGGGCAATTTGATGATAGATTATAGACGACCAGAAAACAGAAGGGAATATTTTAAGTCCCTTTACAATTTAAATCTTGTGTTTAAGGTTCATCCTGGTCTTGTTTATTTATACATGCCCGAACTTAAAAAGCATTACAGCTGGGATGACGAAACTGCCTTGTGGTTTGCGACATTGAATGGTCACACACAAAACCCAATCACGTCTATGCGCTTACTTGAATTCATGCCTGCGATCCCGCAAAGTGACGTCGAATGGGTCATGGCGGAAAAGCGTTTCAATGAGCAATGGGATACGTTAAGCTACGATACTGATCGTAACAAACAAAAGAAAGATACTTTCAAAGGTTTAAAGTCTTATGCGGAGCTTGTAAAAGAAGCAGGTGATCAACGGGCATTATGGTCAAAAAAGAAAACCTATGAAGAACTCTGGGAAAAAGCATTCAGCATAAAACATTTTGGTCGGTTATCTGCGTTCTCGTACCTAGAGTACGTCAAAATTTTTGGTTATGGGGCTGACTGTTCAACTCTCATGTTCGAGGACTTTGATGGGTCTCGTTCGCATCGCAACGGTATGTTCTTTTTGTTGGGTGCTGATCGGTTTGTTTATGACAAGCGACAGCCAGATTCACATGACGGAAAGTATATTGATTTAAAAGCAACAGGTGAAGCATTAGAATTAGAAGCAGCAAGTTTTTTAAAAGAGTTTCAAGATGAATATGGTTATCACCCGCATATCAGCAAGTTTACTCTTGAATCATGTTTGTGTCAATTTAAGAATGGTTTCTTTTCAAGACGTTATCCAGGAGTATATGCCGACATGGCGTGGAAGCGTATTGAATGGTATGATAAGCGGGGCTTCGCAAAACTCACCTCTGTTTTTAAAGAGATACGCAGGAAAAACTTACCTGAATGGTTACGTGAAGAATGCGAGAAAGAGCGCATGCCTGAAGCAGAAAAGGCAAGTATGTTTGCTGAGACAGGCAGACCATTTAGAGCAAATTGGATTCTGGAAAAAATATGAACATAATCTTAAGTTTACGAGGAACAAGTGGTTCAGGCAAGACGACCATCGCACGCACATTTATAGATAAGTACCCGCATAACCCAATCGTCAGTGCGGGTAAAAAGATTTGGGGATATGAAATAAACTTGTCTTCAGAAAAGATATCATCTCCTCTTTATGTTATCGGCTCTTATGAAACAACGTGCGGTGGTTGCGACGGGATTAATACGCAAAAAGAAATTGCTGATAGAGCTCTTGAAGCTCGTGGTTACGGAGGTCATGTGTTAATTGAAGGGCTTTTACTTGCGCACGCAGGACCAAAGGCAATCACAACAACCATGCTCAAAGAAACCAATGCATATGTTCTTGGTTATATTGATACCCCTCTGGACGTTTGCCTTGACCGTGTTCAAAAGAGAAGAATCGCACGTGGTGATTTGCGCCCATTCAACCCTGATAACACAATCAGCAAACACAGTGGAGCGCACCGCACATGTATCAATATGCACAACATTGGTATCCCTGTGCGCACGATAGATCATACTGACGCATTCAATAAAACTTTGGAGATCTTTCGTGACTACGACGCAATGTGATTATTCAGATTTAATACAGTTCGTGATTGACAGGGAAATACTGCGTATAACAAAAGAATTGGGAGTCCCCATGACTCACGATCCAATTTTACAAAAATATAGATTTTGCAATATTCGGAGACGTGATGATCGAGTTTCAAAATGGCTATTACAGTTTTACTATACGAATAATATTGGTGATGTTTGGTTTAAAGCACTTATTGCTCGTATATTTAATTGGCCACCCACTCTTGAATATTTAATGAAAAATGACTTAATCCCGCATCGGGTTGAGGAGTTAGAAATTGAGCGTATGATCGATTACTTGCAAATACTTGAAGCAAGAAAAATTAAAATTTTTAATGCTGCGTATGTTGTTTACCCGACACACAAACGAGGTTCTAAATGCGAAAATATTGTAAAATACATACTTGCACCGACAGTTGAAATAGCTGATAAAGTACGCAGTGGAATAGAATGGGATTTGATAGAACTAACCACAAAAGCGTTATCACAAGGCTACGGGCTTTCAACATTTATGGCAGGGCAAGTCACAGCTGACCTAACTTATATAATGGGGGAGTTAAATCATGCGCACGATTTATTTACGTGGGCTCCAATGGGTCCAGGATCTTTAAAAGGTTTGAATAGATTACATAACAGACCAGCAGTTAAAAAGATATCTGAAGAACAGTTTTTAAAAGAGTTAATTGAAGCACGGCAGTGTATTTTAAAAGAAGCAGTGAAGTATGAGGATTTAACCTTGCATGACATACAAAATATTTTTTGTGAGTTTAGCAAGTATATGAAAGTCAAAGATGGTTTAGGCACACCTAAACAAATTTACAAACCAACTAAGGAGTTTTAATGGAAATTACCGCAGTAAATGTAAATCATTTGTTTCAAGAAACACTCTGGAAATTTAAAACTTCTGGGGTAGATACAAAGACACGCAATGGTGATGCAATTATGATTAATGAACCTGTTCTGACAACCGTCATAATACCAACAGAACGAGTTTTATTTTCAAAGCAACGTGATTGCAATCCTATATTCCATTTAATGGAAAGTGTTTGGATACTTGCTGGTCGTCGTGATGTTGCTTTTCTTGATCAGTTTAATTCCCGCATGAAACAATATAGTGATGACGGTAAAATATTTAATGCGCCATACGGATATCGTATGCGTCATCAGTTCGAAATAGATCAGCTTGAAGCAGTGATTATGCATTTAGAATTAAATCCTGAATCTCGTCAAGCAGTTATTCAGCTCTGGGATCCGCAGGATTTATTACGTGACACCCTAGACCGTGCTTGTAATACACAAATGGTTTTTCAGGTTAAAAACGGCAGATTAGATTTAACAGTTTTCAATCGATCAAATGATTTCTGGTACGGTTACATTGGTGCTAACATTGTTCATTTCACAATGATTCAAGAGTTTGTTGCGATTGCTTTGGGTTTGCGTTGCGGGGTTTACAGAACAATCAGTACTAATCTGCACATTTATAAAGATTTGTATGATGCGTCTAAGTATATTCAGTATCCTCCACCTTGCGAAGACTATGATTATTACAGCGCCAACTTAGTTAAGCCACGCAATCTTTATGAGGGTTCATGGAAAACTTTCCTGAATGAATGCGAACTCTTTTGTAATGAACCAATGAACCCATTAAACATGAAATATGAACACAGCTTTTTCCCTGAGGTTGCAATACCGATGGCCAAGATAGGTTTCAAAAGAATGCACAAAATAAGCTCTGGCGTTGAACATTTGCCTGAAATAAAAGCACAAGATTGGCGCATGGCAGTTAAAGAATTTATGAACAGGAGAGATGATGTCAGCAAATGATAAACAAGTAGCAGGAACACATTACAAATCTAAAATACAACATTGGGATTATGTTGTTGCGAATGACTTAGATTATTTTCAAGCCCAAATAACAAAGTATGTAACTAGATGGAGAAAGAAAAATGGACTTACAGATTTGGAGAAGGCTTCGCATTTTCTTGAAAAGTATATTGAAATCGAGCGGAAGAAAGAAGATGAAGAATGTTCTGAGCCTACTGGATATTATGTAAATCAAGACAGATGAAAACAATAATATTTGATACAGAAGTCTATAAGAATGTGTTTTTGTTGTGCGGACTCGTTCTTGAAGACAATGAATATTTCGCCATATGGGGAGGGGACAATGTCGCCGAAGAAAACATTCGTAGTTTGTTTGATTCTTCTAATTGTTTTATTAGCTTCAACGGTATTAAATATGATATGCCGATTATTGGTTATTATCTAACAGGTAAAACAACTGAAGAGCTAAAAGACTTAGGTGATGAAATAATCGAAGGAAACTTAATGCCTTGGGAAGCTGAACGCAAATACGGATTCCGCATTCCTAAAATTGATCATATCGATTTGATAGAAGTTGCTCCGTCGTTCGTCAGCTTAAAAACTTACGGGGCTAGAATGAATATGCCTACGGTTCAGGATCTTCCGTATCACCACACTGCCATTATAACTGATGAACAGAAGCCGAAGTTACAAGAATATTGTTTTAATGATGTAAAAACAACAGCCGAGCTTTATAGGCGTTTAGAAGGTCAAATAAAATTGCGAGTTGAAATAAGCAAAGAGTATCAAGTTGATTGCCGAAGCAAATCAGACTCACAAGTAGCTGAGCAAATGTTTTTAAAACGTCTTGATATAAAACGTAAGCAAATTGGAATACCTGCCTACGTAAGATATAAAATGCCAAGTTTTATTAAGTTTTACTCGGATGAGCTTATTCAGCTTGCAGAACGCATAGAAGAGCATCTCTTTATTGTTAAAAAGCCAAGTGGGCACGTTGAGCTTCCCGCATTCTTAAAGGATGATCTGGTTAGGGTTGGTGACGGTATTTATCAGATGGGTGTTGGCGGGTTGCATTCGCAACATGATAAAAAGGATTGTTATGTTTCTGACGATAACTGGTGTATTATGGATTATGATGTGGCTTCTTATTATCCCGCTATTATGCTTAATTGTAATCTTGTACCTATGAATACAGGGGAGAAGTTTTTAGAAGAATATAGAACTTTATTTAATAGGCGTCTTGAAGCAAAGAGGGAAAAGAATATGGTGATTGCTGACTCATTACGTATTGCGCTTAACGGCACATTTGGTAAGACAGCAAACTGTTACTCACCCCTCTACTCCCCTGATGTTATGATCAATATCACATTGACAGGGCAGTTACTTCTTCTTAATGTGATTGAACAATTAACACGACACAATATAGAAGTTATCTCTGCGAATACAGATGGAATTATGCTTTATTACAGAAGGATTGATCAGCATGTTGTTAATGCGGTAATCAATCATACAAGCGAAGTAACAAAGTTTATTTTTGAAGCAACTCCTTACAGATGTGTGGCGTTGAAAGATGTTAATAATTATTTCGCTGTGAAAGTTGACCGCAGTGTAAAAGTAAAAGGTATTTATTCAGCGCCGACGTTAAGTAAAAACCCAACAGCGCCAATCGTTTCTAGGGCAGTGGGTGAATGGTTGGCGAATGGGACGCCATTTAATGAGACATTAAGAAAAGGAAATATAGAAGATTTTATAACCGTAAGAAAAGTAACAGGAGGAGGTGTACAAGGCGATAAATATTTAGGTAAAGTTGTAAGATGGTATCAGACCAAAGAGCAATTGCCACCAATAACATATGCTAGTAACGGAAACAAGGTAGCCAAGTCTTCAGGCGCACGTGAATGTATGAAATTACCTGTTGATATTCCTGAAGATTTAGATTATGATTGGTATGAAAACGAAATACTAAAAGTAATAAAGGATATCGGTGCTAGCCGATTTTTATAACCGCAAGAAAGGAAAAAATGTCTGATCAAAAAAGACCCGTAGTATGGGTTGTTGATAATTCTCTAAACAAAACAATCAAAGACGTTATAAGATTTGGTGAGCCAGAGCACATTTACTCTTATGTTGATAAAGATATTGATTTAGTTAATCATGCTAGAGATGTTTTATCAGCATATCGAGAAGGAGATTATTTATGTTTAATTGGTGATCCAAAATTAAGTTGTATTGCATCAGCAGTAATAGTACAAATGAACCCAAGTCATGAAATTAAGTTTTTACAATGGGACGCCAGAAGTTATAGATACGAAGAATTTAATTTATCAATTTAATAAAGGAAATAAAATGTCATTCAAAGACAACCTAGTAGTAGGTAAGCAAGAACTCCCACCACGTATTTGTATTTATGGGAATCACGGAATAGGAAAATCAACAATCGCATCACAGTTTCCTGATCCTATTTTTATTAACACAGAAGATGGATTAGACTCTCTTGATGTTACTTCTTTCCAACGTGCTGGAGAGGTAAATGATGTAGTTGATGCTATCAAAGTTTTATTAAAAGAAGAACATGAGTACAAAACATTAGTTATTGATTCAGTTGATTGGTTAGTTGAACCTCTTATCACAAAGGATATTGAGAGCTCTCATGACGCAAAAGACTTAGGTTACGGCAAAGGTCAAGTATTTGTCGCAGAGTCTTTTAGAGAAATACTTCAAGGACTAGATGCATTACGTCGTAAAAAGAGCATGAATATTATTTTGCTTGCTCATGCTAACGTAGTGCGTTACGAAAACCCTCTTACTGAGCCTTACGATCGTTTCTCACCAAAGTTGCCGAACCGTTGTAATGCTTTGCTTCAAGAATGGTGTGATGTTATTGCTTATGCTGGTTTCAAAGTTATTGTTAAGAAATCAGATGTAGGCTTTAATAACACAGTCAACCGTGGAATCACGACTGGGGAGCGGTTACTTCATGTTGTAGAAAACCCAGCGTATGTTGCAAAAAACCGTTATGCGTGCCCTGATGCGTTCGAAATGAACATTGAAGAAATCGCAAAATATATCCCTATCAAACTTTAATAAAGGAAATAAAATGTCTAAATTTGGATTCGATTTAAATGAGTATAATTCAGATGGTGGTAGCAGAGATTACTCTCCATTGCCAAAAGGTGAATATACAATCAAATGTGTAGAAGCAGACCTTAAAGAAACAAAGAGTGGTGGGCAAATGATTGCTGCTAAGTTTGAAGTTGTTAAAGGTGATTATGTTGGTCGTTTTATTTGGAGCAATTATAACATTCACAATAACTCTGAGAAGGCACAGCAGATTGGTCGTGAGCAATTATCAGCATGGGCAAAAGCATCAGGTAAGCCCAACGCAAGTTCTGTTGACGAGCTCTTAGAGAAACCTTTTAAATGCTCGCTTGATATTGAAGCAGGAACAAATGGGTATGCAGATAAGAACCGTATTGTTGGTTATGTTATGAGTGAAGCAAAAGCGCCACAGAAGAGTAGCCTTGCTGATATGAAAAATGATGATCCTGATAGCGCACCTTCAAAAGCGAAAACAGATAAGAAAAAGAATCCTTGGGATTGAATGAAGGATGGGGGCTTAGACCCCCAATTTTAATAAAGGACTATAATGGCAACGAAAAAACCACTGAGTATACCCATACCAGTACAAGAAGTAGAAATGGTTGAACGCATTTATGATTCAATTAAAAAGAAAAAATCCCGTAAATTTAATTTATCAAGACTAGGTGCATCAGGTATCGGTAACGATTGCGTTAAACGTATCTGGCTTTCATGGAGAGGGTATGACAACCCACAACCTAGCGGAAGAATATTTAGGCTGTTCGAGACAGGTAATCTACAAGAAACAAGGATTGTAAATGACTTACGTGATGCGGGTTATAGCGTTTGGGATATGATGGAAGATGGGCAACAATATACGTATACAGATAAGACAGGGCATTTCGTTGTAAAGCTGGATGGAATTGTAAAAGGTGTTCCTGATGCAGAGAATGTGCCGCATGTTCTTGAAGTTAAGACGCACAATACAAAATCATTCGCTGATTTAGAAAAGAAAGGTCTTGTTGAGTCTCAGCCTTCTCACTACTATCAGATACAAGGGGGTATGTTATTTGGTGGTTTTGAAAGAGGGCTTTATATTGCCCTTAATAAAGATAACGAGCAGTACTATATCAGACGTGTTAAACCTGATTTAGAGGTTCAAGCGGATATATTAGAAAGAATTAATACGCTAATTAATGCTGACTTAGCCCCTGCTGGAGCTGGTGAGGATTATGAAAAGTATCCTTGTGCTTGGTGTGATTACAGGGATGTGTGTTATAAAAAGAAACCACCTATTGTTAATTGCAGAACGTGTGAACATTCTAAACCATTTGAAAATGGGGCGTGGCTATGCGCTTTGAAGAGCGCAACTTTAACATTAAAACATCAGATAGAAGCGTGCGAAAGTTATTCGCAGAAAGGTAAATAATGTATTATTTAGGAGTTGATCCAGGAATGAATGGTGCGATTGCAATTCTTGAAGATGAAGATATTGTTCAAATATTTGACATGCCCACAACAGAAGTAAAAGTCGGAAAGAGCACAAAGAAAAGAGTTAATCCGCAAGAGCTAGTTTTAGAGTTAGCCTTATTTAAAAACCAACATATTAAGGGAATAATAGAGCAAGTTAATGCGATGCCTAATCAAGGGGTTACTTCTATGTTTTCTTTCGGACGTTCTCTCGGAGTGATAGAAGGGGTTCTCGCAGGTTGCATGATACCGTACACACATGTTACCCCAGCGGTTTGGAAAAAGGCGATAGGGGTTAATTCCAGCAAAGACGGAGCACGTGAGATGGCAATGCGCATTTGGCCAACAAAAACAGAACTATTCAAACGTAAAAAAGATGATGGAAGGGCTGAAGCTGCATTGCTAGCGTTGTATTTATATCAGGTGCGGAAATGATTGAGCAGTTGTTAAAAGGTGCGGCAATCGCTATAATGGCTAATAATGTTTGGGTTTGTTTCGATAAAAAACCAAACTTACAAGATGTTGCCGAAGCAAGAAGACTTTTAGATCAATTAACTGATGAATTAATAAAGGAATCTTTTAAATGAGTAAACCAGTAGCGTGGATTCGAAACCTTGATTTGGAATATTTAAAACAAGGTTATGGGGGTGCTGTTTTTCCGCAAAAAACAAATAATACTGACATTCCAATTTACACCCATCCAGCAAAGACACTAACAGATGACGATATTGCCAAAGTTGTGCATGGGTTAAATCAAAAAGCTAGAACTCCTGAACGCTGGGTAACTGCTATGGAAATAGGTGCTGAAACAATTATTCAATTAAGGGATGAGTTAACAATACTAAGAAAGGCACAAGAGAAATGACTGCAAATGAACTAGCAGATAAGTTGAAATTGTTTTGGCATACAGAAAATGATAATTTATTTGAACAAGCATCCACCATGCTACGTCAGCAACAAGCTGAAATAGAAGCGTTAAAAGAAAAATTAATAATGGAAGAAGAAAGTTATATTCTTTTGGATGAAGAATGTCTTTTTGCTAAAGAAGTAATAAAACTACATCAAGCTGAAATAGAAGCGTTGAAAAAAGAAGCTGCACTACAAAGATTATCTGACTTTACACAAGAAGTTGAATCATTAAAGAAAGCGAGTGACAAATGATACGATTTTGTATGATGATAGCAATTTTTTTATGTGGGATTGTAATTTTAATGACGGAAATCATAAGGAATATAAAATGACCAAAGAACAAATACATAATATTTATTTACATATGACAGGTAAAGCAGAAGGTTTACTTGAAGCAGGTGCTGAAGCAGATTTTCCTGTTATGTTTGCCGAAGCAATTATTAAATTTTATATAGCGAGTGAGAAATGAAGGTTAAAGAAATTGAATTGAAATTTACTTGCCAAATAGCCACTTATAACCAACAAGAAATACTGAAGTTGCGTGATAAGTTGTATGAAGCCTTTGAAAACTGCACCCATAACATAGTTGATGGGGAAGGTTTGGTAGGCAACTTACAACTTGAATTGTCTGGCGAAAACTAAGAAAGGCACAAGAGAATGGCTGATTATTTAATTATCGCAATTCGTTTTTTGGCTTTGATAATTGCTGTGATGTGTATAGCTTTGATAATAGAGTGCAAAGATATATGAGATTAGAAATATTAGAACTTGAAAAGCCCCATCTTGTTAGTAAAAGCCAATGGGTAAACCATCCTGATTACTTTATGCCTGTTTTATTTACTCAATATGGCTGGTCAGATGGCAAAACAACAGTATGGAATAAAGAATTTGAAATAAGAAAGGCACAAGAAAAATGAACAATGAACCAGTAGCGTGGTATTACGAAAATAAAAATGGGGTTAGTTGGGTTAGCGGAACACGAGAGAAACATGATAAAAATTTTGTGGCAGTTGAAAAGCCACTCTACACCCATCCAGCAAAGACACTAACAGATGAGGAAATATCAGATGTTATCAATAATGAGTTTGGACATAAATTCAATGGCTATGAAATTTGTTTTTTATATGCTTTTGCTAAAGCAATACTAAAGAAAGCGAGTGACAAATGACAGCAAATGAATTGGCAGACGAATTAACAAAAATGTTTAGGGGCGAAGAATACGATAGGCTTGTACATGAAATACCTGATTTGCTTCGCCAACAAGCAAAAGAAATAGCAATGCTAAAACAAATTATTGATGCAAACAATTTACAGTCAGATATTGGACAGTTTAAAAAAGAAAAATACAGTGATGAATGGTGGAAAGAAGTAGCTTTGTTAAACAAAACTTTTCCTTTTAGGTTAGGAGGAAAATAATGTTAATCGGGTTCGTAAAGGAAAAACAAGAAGAAGCATTTGACGATTGGGTTAAACTATTAAAAGCTGCAAAGGCGGAAGAAGAGTTTTTAACTGACCCAAAGGCTGTATGGTTAGAGGCTTGGACACAAGCTACGATGGTCGCATGGAGTATTGTTGATGATAATATACCGCCTAAATATAGGGCAGCAATTCACGAAACTATTAAGAATAGGATGTTAAAATGAAAGATTTTAAAACGATGGCGGAAGTAATGGCTGAAGGTAATCCTGAAAATACACAATTACCTTTATTTAATACGGTTGACGAGCTTGATAGGATTATAAGCGCATTAAAATCAATTCGAGATAGCATAGCAATCGCAAGTAAACCTATGAGCAAATAATATGAGATTTAACGATCTTAAACCTCGTCGCTCTAGAACTAAGATGTCTTCTAAACGTCGAGGGGCAAGGTTCATGAGAGGTATCTTTGACAGATATCATTTTTATAAAGCAACGCTGAAGTATGGGCGCAAAAAACCGATAAGGTGGTGGAACAAATGAAAAGAAAAGCAACGAAAGAAGAAAAAGATTTGTATTTAGGTAATCAAGAAATTGAACCCGAACGCATCGATGCGGAAATCGCAAAGATTCGTGAGGGTAGGGATGCGCCCCTTACGGAACAAATTTTTGGTGAAACAAAAGCCTATATGGGCGATGCAAAACAAGCATTGTTTATTAAGGATGGTGATATCCGCACGGATGATGACCCACTAATGGAATTTATTGAACTTTATCAACCCGCCGTGATGGTTGATAGGCAAAAGTTTTACCGCAGGTTACTTGAAATATTGGAGGGTTGGAAATGAAACCATTAAATTTAATTCAAGCATGGGATGAACAACAACGAAAACGTGATACGCATCATGCAATTTTAAATATGTTAATTCAACAAATTGAAACGGTTGAAAAGATATTTGAAAATCATCAAGACAAAGTTATATCGCCAGCATCGTATAACGTATGTGCAGGTTTGATACAGCAATTGAAAGCACATACTTATTCAACTTTTAATGATGGCGGTGCTGCTGCCCCAATTAACCCTGATGGTGAGAAAATTACACAAATAAGGATTTTTTATGACTACTGAAATGAGCCAATTACAACGCCAATTACTAGGTGGCGGTGGGGGTGTAACCCTTTTTACCCAACAAGAATTTGATGATGCCCTTGCAATAGCGAAAGCAGAAATCATGGCAATGGCGATTGAAGCATCAAGAACGGCGGTGATGATGGAACGTGAAGCCTGTGCTGTACTTGCTGAAGAATGTGTTGATATTGAAAAGCTGCCCGAAGTAATTCGCAACCGCATACCTAGTCAACGTCAATGATTACTTTTTCTTTTTCTCTTCGTCCCTGTAAGCATTCAAAGCAGGCGCACCAAGACTAACCACCCTACCTGCGACAGATACAGGCTTATAAGGAACGTATGTCGCTAAAGAACCAACCCCTCCTAAACCAGAAATAGCTGCCCCAGTAATATCGGGCGGGGTTTGTTCTAACCTATTAGCCATGTCTTGAAAATTTGCAACGCCAAAAGCATTTGCTGTAGGTGATAACCTATCAGGAAGTTTATTAATCAGACGCTCTTTCAAAATTTGCATTCTTTGTAAAGGTGTGAGTCTGGAGAGTTTTTTATTTCGTTCTTCGGCAACTTCTGGCGGTAGCAAAAGCTCTTCTTTGCCTTCTCCAGAAAATTTCATTGAACCTTCACCAATGTCTTTTTGTTTCTGAGCATTTTCGAGATCTTGGGCTATCAAAAAATGAGCGCCAGTTGGGTTGTCTTTCCTATAATTTGTTGCTGCAGATTGAACAGCGAAAGGAACTCTTTGATTCTGACCTGCTTCAGCTCTTATATAATTTAAATTTGCTGATTCACCAGGAAGTTTTGCGCCTGATGCACGAGAAATATCAGCAGGGTTAGTGATAATAGAAGGTTGCGCAGGTGCTATTGTAGGGGAAACCGTTTGAGCATTCGGAAATCCAGCATTTAATCTGTTTAAAAGCATAGTTCCTACACCTGCTTCAGCCCCTCTAATTAAAGGGCTGGGCTGCGGTTTCGCCCCAGCTATAGGTGCGTTACCCTCTTTCT